CCGTGTCATACGACTGCATGACATAATGCAAACGAGGGATCTTCTCATGCTCCCACGGTTGCCACCACTCACGCTTGATAATGGACGAACCGTCGGAGGACGGTTGTTGGAGGTACTGTGCATTCCACTGTTGCAGCGGAATCGAAGCCTTGATCTTCTCAAGTTCTTCCAGCTTCCAGTACTCGGGCCACAAAGCCTTGCCGCTGTCCAAGATCGCAGGAAATTCGACCACCTCCCACTGATCAGCCTTTGGGTCCATCGCCGACTGCTTTAACAAACGTGCCGTCAAATCCTTCTCACCCCACCGGGTCATTACCAGAATAATCGAACCACCCGGCTGAAGACGCTGTCGTGGACCCGATGTGTACCAGTCCCACGCATTTTCAAGAGCAGTAGGTGACATTGCATCCTGCTCAGAGTGCGGATCATCAACGATGAAAAGATCAGCCCCGCGACCCGCAATCGACCCGCCAACACCAGCCGCATAATATTCCCCACCATCGTCCGTCTCCCAGCGATACGCCGCTTTACTGTCAGACCTTAACTTAACATCAAAAATGCCTTGGTAATCCGGCATCTCCATAAGGTTCTTCACCTTCCGTCCAAACCTGACAGAAAGATCCGCCGTATGGGTCGCTTGCATAATCTTGAGATCAGGCCGCCTACCAATCATCCACGCCGGAAACAAAAAGCTGGCAAACTCCGACTTCGTATGCCTCGGAGGCATGTTGATAATCAGACGTTTCAACTCCCCCCTCGCAACTCGCTCCAGCTTCTCTGCAACAATCTTGTGATGCCGCCCAGCAATAAAGGCGGGCCACATTTGCCTTACAAAATCCAAGAAGGAATCCTTTGCCTTCTTCTGAAGTTCCAATTTGGCAGCACGGCTCATCAACTGGGCATACTTCTTCAAAGCATCGTCCGGAATAGCACTCGGTGCTTTTAACAATCGTTGTCTCCAATGTCAGAGGATGGAGGAAGGTGTTACCAGTTCCGCCGATTTTTGTTTTTCTCATACGCATGTTGCTGCGCCAACAACTCAAGGCGGTTCAAATACTCAGGGTTGTTTGCAAGATATTTGGAACCGCTTTCCACCAAAGTACTATTATGGCGACCCTGAGTTTCAATATCTCCGTAATACTTCTGCATCAAAGCACGAACAATATCTTCCTGCTCGCCACTGCCCGCACGTTTAAGATCCTCGTTTAGTGTGGGGATGCCACCCTTTTCACGAACAAGAGTAGCGTCCTCTTGGTCCTTCTTCCGAATCAACTGCTCAATACCACGGTGCATTGATTCATGTGTCATAGTAGACGGGTCGGTGTCCTGTGATCGCAGGACCATTGTCATGTCTATGTCCTTATCCCTCTTGCCTTCTTCAGTAAGAGTGTGAGGGCGGTATTTTCCAGCAGTGTCATATCTTATGTTTTCAGGGTTATCAGAGGAAACAATCGCTCTCGAAGGATCAAACCCTATCGCAGCTATCGCAGACCTCTGAGATGCAATGTATGACCTCATCATATAATCACGACGATCAGGATCTGATTCCGCTCGCACCTGTTGCAAAACCTTGTTGTGATCATCTCCGCCCTTCATGTTATTAAACAAGCGAACAATGTCCTTGCTTGACATGGTTGGAGTCAGCGACTCAATTCCAAGCTGTCTTCCAGAGTTGTCTCCATATGTTGAGTCGTACTTGTCAGCCATTTGAACGTCTTCAGACGACGGGTAATCCGTACGGGGCTCAACCTCCTTGCTTCCAAAAAGAAAATCCAGAATGCCAGCCATGATTTACTTCTTCTTATTCCATCCGCGATTTACCGAGCGGGGCATGACACGGAGATTACCCGGAGTGTTGCTGCCGCCCGAGCGCATGGGCTTGATGTGGTCTATATCTTTTCCGTCGCCCTTTTGCACCAAGCCCGCCTTCTTAAATTTTGTACGGGCCTGATTTCTAAGTGTACGTTTCTTCACGTTCTCTGGTTCAGCGTCATACCCACGGATCATCTTCCGGACCTGCGAAGGTGTGCGGTGAGATGAGGGATCTCTGACTTCCTTTTTGGCCATGCCAGAATTCCTGAAATTTTTATAGTATAGGGGGGTACTGGGACTCCCGACCTCTTTTATATGAAAAGGGGGGTCGGTGCAAGGAGGCGCGTTTCCAACAGGGGTTGGTTTTTGGATATTTTACAAAATGATAATTGTATGTGCAAAATCGTAATATACGTGTGTGTGCGGACGGCGGGGGTCGCAGCAGGGGGGTCGGAGGTCGGAGATCGAAGGTCGAAGGCAATCCGGTTTTCGGCCAAGGGACCCGTTCGGGCGCGTGACAGCGCAACAGATCGCGCCTGACAGCGTGACAGATCGCGCCTGACAGCGTGACAGATCGCGCGTGACAGATCGCGCCGGACCGTCAAAAGATTGTCAATAATAATTGACGATTTTTATTGTAATCACCCTTTGAAACGTGTCATAGTGACGACACCGGAGAACCGTTCTCCGGACACCGCCACCAGAAAGGGCATCCAATGATTACTCTAAGCATCACCGAAAGAGCCGCTGTCCGTGCCGCGATCCAGTCTCACCCCGATTGGAAATCATATCGACAGGCGAATGGCATTGACGCTTCCGCCCTTGGAACAGCGGGTTGCATTCGCGCCGCCGCCGCTTTGAACATCGACATCCCCGCAACAATCGCACATTTGACAGGAAAGACCGCCGACATGACAGACGCCGCCCCTACCTTGGGAATTGATATCCCCTACACCCTCGACCTCACCGCCGACACCGCCGCGCCGACATCTGACAGCTTGCCACCCCTGACAGGCTTCGATCATGCGACAATTACCCAACTCGACAACGTAGCCGCCGCCATCGGTCACGGGCGCGTGTTCTCCTCGCTTCTAGATAGCGCGATCACCTACCGCGATGAATACCTAAAAGAACGTGACAGAAAGACCGCACCCGCTTTGACAGTCTCCGCCGGACAGAAAGCCGCAGGATTTATCCCGCCGACATGGTCAAAGCATTTTTTGACAATGGTAAGTCTCGACAAGATTGTCGCCCTGACAGGACCATCAGGAAACGGAAAGACGACAAGCGCAAAGGCACTACTTGAACAAACCGACTGGAACGTGATCGAAGTTGACTGCACCGCCGACACCACCGCCGCCGATTTGATAGGCCGGAAGACTTTGACCGCCGACAGCGGGACAACCACCGTCACCTACGAAAACGGACCAGTTGCACGCGCCTTCAATGCAGACAAAAAAACCGCTGTTCTCTTGAACGAGTGGGATGCAATCGACCCCCGCGCCGCAATGGCATTTCAATCCGCCTTTGAACCCGCTCAAAACGGATCGCGCCGTATCACACTGCCAGAAACAGGCAGACAGATCGAAAGCAAAAACACCGTGATTTTTGTTCTTACGATGAACACGCTAGGCAATGGCGCATCGCGTCAATTCCAAGGCCGCAACGCACTCGACGGCGCGAACCGTGACCGTGTGGAAATCATCACCACCGCCTATGAGCATGACGCCGAACGCTTGACCGCTCACGGTTACACGAAAGAAACCGCCGATTATCTGGCAGAGTGGGCAAACGAGATCCGCGCGAAGATCGACGGTCAGAACTTGCGCTGTTTTGTTTCCCTTCGCCGCTTAATCACCGCCGCCGATTTAATCGACCGCGCCGGATTATCGCGGAGCCGCGCCACCAAACTTGCATTCTTCGACCGCCTTGAAGCGTCCGAACTTGCCGCGATTTCTTGATCCAATCGCCCGGGGGAATTTCCCCAGGCAATCACTGACAGAAAGCAAAAATCATGAAACTTGTATCACCAATCAAAAAACTATCAGACGGTAGAGCAATCGTTGAAATTGACTACAGCCTTGCCGCCGCTTTCAACGATAAACCAACCGAAGAATTCCGGTCAAGCAAACGTGGACAGCACTACGAAAACCACCGCATCGCCGCCGCGACCGCAACAATCCCCGCCGCAACCCGCAACCGCGCCGAGCAGTTGAGCCGTGGACTTGCCGACGATTTCCAAACCTACCGCCGTGACTGGACCACGTTTCAGGATAGCGGCAGACTTGATAGCCGCGCCTTCACCCGCGCCCTTGAAGCCGGAATGAACGGGCGCGATCCGCAAGAAACCCGCCCTTTCAAACGCTTGACCACCGTTGCAAAAAACGATCCGCCGACCATTGCCATTGTTGCCGATTACGCTTGGAGCCTTCGGAGCGACGACGACACTTACGAAGCGCGAGTTGGAACGCTTGCTTGCTCTATCCTTTGGGCATGCGAGACCGCCGACCTTCCTTGCACCTTCGCCGCTGTTCGCGGCGATTGGAAAGGCGCAATTCATGGCACCCACTCAGACCGTAAAAGCCTGATAGCCGTACTCGCACAACCTTCCCGCCCTTTGACCGCCGCCGCATATGCCGCCGCCGTTGGACGAGATGGACAGGACGCCTTTATATATGCCGCTTGTTATGCCGCAACCTTGCCAAGCGCACTAAGCGGAAAGAACGGTTCGCCCGATGGTATATCCATTCTGGGATCGACAAGCGGAGCCGGAGGCATTGCATGGGCGCGTGAGATTGTTAGCGCGTCCTTCATCATTGCGATTGGCAACTTCGAACACAAAGAACGTGAAGACGCCGACATCCTACTTCCCGCAAACGCCAAGCCCGAAGATGCTATCGCGCAAATCCGCGCCGCCCTTCAAATCCGAAAGGCGGCTTGAATGTACGAGATCAAACCAGACGGCCCCGCCGCCCTTGTCGTCCTAAAGCATGGCAACCTTGCCGGACACATTCTAAGAACCCGCCGGACCGCCGCCCGATGGAAGGCATGCACCGTGACCGGACACCTCGCCTACTTTACCACGCTTGCCGCCGCCGCCGACTTTATCAAATCAAACGCGCCGCCGACCTAGTCACCCGATCACCACCCCAAAGCCCGAAGCCTGTCGGATCACCCGACAGGCTTTTTTTCTGTCACCACCACATCGAACCCCAGCGCGTGACAGACCGCCAGAACCGTGGACAGCGTGACAGTTTTTTGCCCGACATCTGTCAGCGTAGCATGTGACAGACCAGCACGCCGACAGATTTCCCGTTGCGATACGCCGACCTTTTCCCGCTCATCCCGTACCCACGGACCAAAGTCCGAGGGAGTTATAAATTTACGCGCTGTCATTATGTGCCTTCCTTGATCCGAGGTTGGTTGGAATTCAACTCGCTCTTTGCATCTACTAAATCCATGTTCGAGCCTACGTGGTCCAATAACCTCTGCCAGTTGACAGGGTACGATAATATCAGGTCAGGTTTGACAGCGTTTCCAAGGTGTAATTCAAAGACTTTTGACGCTCCATATATTTTGCAGCATTGCAAGGAAGGGTGGCTTACCAAGTTAAATACGTTTGCAAAAATGCAAGCCCTTTTCATTTGCCATGCAATTTGTTGGGGTCTCCACAGTCCTTTGGTCTGATACCTGTTGGTTTTGCATGCCTTGAGTTCAATCCAGAATTCACCCTTGTCAGTACAACCATTCAAATCGGGAACCCCGCTCCCAACACGGGCTTCGATGCGCGTCCAATGGACCTTATCGGACGTGGCTTTCTTGATAGACTGCCAGATCGCGGTTTCAGTCTTCATCTCTTAAATCCATGTCCGAGCCCTCGGTCGTGTCATCCAGATCATCTTCGACAACAAGTGCTTTCATGTCGATAGTAGGCATCGTGGTATTTGCCAGAACAGGGAACTCAGCTTGGAGCCTTCGTATCTCTGACAGCACTTCGTCTCGCGACATCTGGTCGATCTTTCCAACAAGGATTTCCGATCTGGTAATGTACAGCCCCGCAGCCTGACCTCTGGCCTTCTCCGCCGCGACAGCAGCAGTGAAGTTCTTGCCGTCCAGTGCCAAGTCCCTGATCTGGGCCATCCGCATTACATGGTTCTCAAAAGTCACCTCGTATTTCTGTGCCAGTTCTTCCTTGATCTCTTGCACACGCTTCAAAACAAGCGGGAACCTCTTGCCAGACATGAAGTGAGAGGCAGCATTGCCGGGGTCTTTGTATCCTGCCAGACGTGCAGCCTCGGTCTGCGTGACATCCTCGGTCGCATAAATCTTTGCAAACTTTTCCTGTCGGTCTGTCAGTCCGAGTTCCAGTCTTGGGGCAACAATCACCCTCAATGAGTTCGTAGGGACCTTATGAGTTTTCTTTCCACGGGGCATATCACATCTCCTTGCCCTTATACCTAGTCAAGTTCTGTTGACACATCAAGACGGTCCACCCAGTTTCCCTATAAGAAAGTGACACTTATCAAGCTAAGTGATTGATAATATTGAGTATAGCCCTATATCCCCCGTTTGGAGATCGTTTTTCCAAAAATAATTCTACAACCGGAGCCCTCTAAGACTAAGTGCTAAGTCATTGAATATATTGATATAACTGAAATAAAACTGTAAGTCATTGAATATATTGATATAATCCATATAGGGGTATTTTAAAAATAAAATATGCGAAAAAAACACGATTTTGCCCAAAAGTGCTGATATCGACTATATCAATATATTCAATGACTTACAATTATATCCCGACTATATCTCCCTTCCTTATAGAGAAACCCCTATATTTCTGGACCAAGGACGGAGGACGACCCTCCCCAAACCCACCCCCTAAAATAATCCGTCAACCCCGCTTGACACCACTTCCCACACCTGTTACACCTATATCCACGGTCAGATGACCGCGAACCTTTATCACTGGAGAAAGTGTGATGACTGAAGATAGAATTTTCGAAGATTGCGCCCGTCTTGAGGACGAACTCAAACTTTGCGTGTTGTCTTATCTGGAAAAGAGCAAGACGGACAACGGCGAGAAACTCATTGTTCTCCAAGCGACTGTTCTCAGCTTTTACGTGAACCTGTTGACCAAGGCGGGGCATGACCCTGACGAAATCATGCAGATCACGAAGCAGGGCATCATGGCGGTACGCGAAGACCGCAAGAGGAGCGCGGCATGACCCCGAACGTACAAACTTTATCGGATGTTGCTGTGTTCGCCATGAACGAGACTGACCTTTTGGAAGAGGAATGGCTTTCGGAGTGGGATGTTTGGCTTGGATATGAAGGTTACTCTGTTAACCTGTTCTTCAATGGCGAAGGCTCACCCCAAGCAACAATGTATTCGTCAACAGAAGACGGCATTAACTTTGATTCCGCTATCGAACTTTTTTAAGACAGGAGAGCATCATGACTGAACGTGGCGATGAGAAATCAGCATTGGTCGGCGACAACGACCACTTTGTAAAAGTGCGGGTGACAGGGTATGTCACCTACCGCTTCCAGAACAACATGACGAGGGCAGAGTTTGAGAGTTGGGCGGAGGTCAACCTTGACCGTTTCGACCAGATGACAAATCGGTCCCTTGATCGCATCAACTACCACATTGTAGAACTCGAAACCCGCCAACTAAAGCGCAAGCAAGCATAGAAAGGCCCCGTGTTATGGCAAAGTTTGCAACAGGCACCATTAACTACGAGTTTGACGACCTCCCGATCTACATCTTGAAGGCGGACGGCACGAAGCAATACCGACTTGTGGAAGGGGAAGCCGAGATCAACTACTCGGCCTCCACCTACCAAGACGAGGCTTCTGGTGAAGCGTGGGAAATTGACTACACGATTGACGGTCTGTCCTGTCTTTCCATGACCGATTACGCATTTGATCAGGTGGCGGACATAGTAGACCACCACCTCCCCCTTGTACTCGAAGCACTTGATCTCAAAACATTTGACATTGAGTGCCAGATTTTGGAAGAAATAGAAGATTGACACTGTGAAAGGACTATCAAAATGCACATCTTGAAAAAGATTACTCAAGACGAATATGACGGCTCTGATACCCCAACGAAAGAGTTTCTCAAGGAAGAGGTCGCCTTACAGGAAGACATTATCAATGAGTTTAGCAGGATTGCCAGTTTGATTGTCGAAGCGCATCCCGAGAACCACCCTCATCAGACAATGGCAAGCATTCTGTCAGCGGGGACGCAGTTTATTATCAAGTCCGCGTACTTTGCAACCATTCCAAAAGAAGTCGTCCATCAGATGTGTGATCAGATCATCGAAGACACATACAAAAGCACGAAGGAGCGCGACGACCTCATTGAAAAGGTCAAAGCGCACATAGAGGGGATCGCAAAGAAGGCGACGAAGCATTGAAACGCTTCTGGCAGAGGACGGAGGTCAAAGGTCGGAGATCAATCAACCTCCCTCCTGTGACCATCCACCTATCCCTTCCCACCACCTCCCTTTACCTTTGCATCAACGACAAAGTAATCCTGTCATTAAAGAAAGAAATCCGATGACACTCCAGTTTAACACCAAGGAAGAATTAACCACCCACTACACCAGTCTTCGGATGAAGTTCCGAAACCCTCCCGAAACAGTCCGACCAATTCTAAGGGTCGTGGACGGCCCTCCATCCATTTCTGGTAGGGTAGGTGCCGACAGCCCCGTCTTGGATGACAGCGCACCCTCCCTGCTCGACCTAGAGATACGCCGCCGCCACGAACTCCTCGACGGTTGCATTCTCTCCCGCCCTCGTAAACTTGTCGTGCTTCCTGTCTTGGAAGAGATCGGCATGGGATGGAAGCATTTGTTCAACGGAACGAGGAAGCCGGATATTGTCAGAAAGCGTTGGTTGGTATTCCGCGCACTTCGGGATGACGGCATGAGTTTACCGCAGATTGGTCGGGCTTGCGGTAACATGGACCATTCGACCGTTTTCCACGGCCTTAAGGGCTTAGAAAAAAGCCTATCCTGCTCTTAAGTCCACATTGTAACTGAAAAGGAAATTGAAGATGATTGTAGAAAATATTCTAACGGAAAGACAAGAGACGCATGGCACCTATCAGGAAGTTGCCAGTATCGCGCAGTTGTTCCGCGAGATCATGCGTGGAACGGACGGTTGGCAAAGGATGAACGACGCACAGCGTGAGGCCTTGGACAGCATGGCGTCGAAGTTTGGTCGCCTTGGTTCTGGCAACCCGCACTTCCGCGATCATTGGGACGATCTGGCAGGGTACGCTGCGCTTGCATCCATGCACTGCGATAGCAACAACTGTACGGTGCAACAGGACATCGCCAAGGTTGTCGAGCAGATCAAGGTCGGAGGAGAGCCGACAGGTGTTGACGAAGACGGAGAGAGGTTTCCGGAAGTCGCAACGCTTCCGAAAACTGGCAAGAAGGGTTTCTTTAGTGCCAAGAAAGATGAAGGAGAATAGACATGGGACTCAAGAAACTTGAAGAGCGAAACAATCAAATCTTTGCACAAAGAAAGCATGGACTTACCTACCGAGAACTAGCCAAAGAATTTAATCTAAGCGGCTTCCGTGTTTCAAGTATATGCGCCCAAGAACAACGCAGGAAAGACAAAAGAGTAGTCCACGATGAGGTAATTGCATCAAGTAAACCGGAACTTGCCGATCTCAACCCCGTGTTATTTAGGAAGGTTGACGAGTTGGAGTGGTCGGTTCGCACAGGAAATTGTCTTGCGAATGACAACATCATCTATATTTGCGACTTAGTTCTTCAATCAGCACCGGACCTTCTACGTATCCCAAACCTTGGTCTCAAGGGTATAGATGAGATCAAGGAAGTTCTGGCAACGATGGGGCTTCATCTCACCTTGAAGAAGATGACAAAATGGGGACACAGGGAATTGATTACTTATTATGCTTAACGACAGAAAACACATCAACAAGAAAGGGCTAAGGCAATGTCAAGTTTTATAACTGTATATAACATTATCATCCATCTTCCACCGAGCCATTCCAATGACAAATCCCCCAAGGTCCGAGTAGCGGACAGCTTTGGCAATGAGCAGATGGCGAAGGATGCCTTGTTTGATCTGGTGGTGTCTGATTTTGATGCGGCACAAAAAGAAGGCACGGACTTGATTAACAAGCGTTCGTTCTCCCTCCAAAAGATGCTTGTTCATACGCCACAAGACATTTCTAAGGAGTTACTTAAAGAGCAGAAATACTCCTTCAATCCGGCATTGTTTGAAAAGGTTGAGGAACTAGAATTGTCCGTTCGTTCTGTGAACTGCCTCAAAGAGGGTAATATTGCCCTTATTGGAGACCTCATCCAATGGTCGGGAGCAGAACTGCTACGACTTCCATACTTTGGTCGCAAAAGTCTTAATGAGATCAATGAAGTTCTAGCAACGATGGGGCTTCATCTTGGCATGGAAGTGAAGGGGTGGGAACGTCAGCCTTCCCCATATCGGAGAGATCATGATTAGTCCTGTCGGACTTGCAATCATGCAATCGTTGGCAGCGGTGGTATTTATCACCGCTGCTGTCATCCTCATCCACTCCATCTGGAGAAAGTAAATGTCTGTCAACAAGGAAACCGGTGACCCAAGAAGTTTAATTTACTCTTTGGAAAATCTTGCGATTGATCCGTTTCAAAGGTTGGTGGACAAAGATGCGACTGCTTTTGTCAGGGATAAAATTCTCTCTAACTTAGCACCCCGTCAGAGGCGTATCCTCATACTGAGATTTGGATTATCTGACGGGGGACAGGAGTTATCTGTCAGTGAATTAACGGAGATGTACGGAGTTACTCGCGAGAGAATTAGACAGATAATAAACTTTTCAATTCTTAAATTAGTTATGGTTATCGTAGGGAACAAAGATTATAGGGCCGCGTTAAATTCTTTTTATAATACAAACATAGAAGAACGAGACATTAAGTTATCCTATAAAAAATCAAACACGTCACATGCCTTGTGGCAACATACTGGATTAAATATTGAAAAAGAATACAAGCGTGACAATCATTGGAGAAAGTAAATGCCCGATATCACGATGTGCAACGGCGAGACATGCACCCTGTCAGAAACCTGTTTCCGCGCACCACAGAGCGGGACAGAGCCGAACGGTCGCCACCAGTCGTGGTTCATGGAGGAGCCGTACTGGCGGGATGGCAGAGGGCCGACCGTCTGTGATTACTATTGGAAGATTGACCCGTCGAAGGAGAAAGAGTGATGATGGACGTATTACACTATATTGGGATAGTCGTTATTTGCATCTCGCCTCTACTACTTGGGATCGTCATAACTCGTAAGGAGAAAGAGTGATGTTTGGAATGCCATCAATCAAACGTGAAGGACAAACCATGCTGAATATGTGCATGGAACAATGCGAAGGCGTCTACTTAATGGATGAGATTAAGCGGTTGCGGGGAGTTTTTTTGACAGTATTGGAAGCCTGTGAAGATGTAAATTCTCCCGACAGAAAAGTACGTGTAGAAATTACAAAGAGATGCCGTGAAGCACTGAAGGAGAAAGAGTGATGACTGATATCGTTGAACGATTGCGGGAACATAATGAACCTCCGTTTGATTACATTGCCCACGAAGCCGCCTCCGAGATTGAGCAACTGAGGAAAGACAAACAACTAGGGTTTGAGCTGATGGATGTTTTTGTAAAAGAGATCAATCAATTGAAGCAAGCCGCCAACGAGAGCGAACGGTTGCGGAACGCGCTGCGGCAGATAACTGAACTCAGCCCATTCAAATCTAATACTGGTAACGCGTCTCTCCAGTACATCACTCAAAGGTTGGTTGAAATGACAGCGTTGGCCCATGAAGCACTGAAGGAGAAAGAGTGATGGATGCTACTGAAAAATTATCTCAAATGATGATCCGATGTGGATTGGCAACGGGACACGGTGACACTATTGACGATTTGATTTTTGAATTGGAAAAACAATTCAAAAATACATCAAACGCTTTTAGCGATGCACAAAAAGAGATTGAGCGGTTACGGGTATGGAATAATCTGGTGGAGAACAAGTGGCTGTGGATAGAAAGTGCATTGCAATTCATTGCGATGGCAAAGCCGCTTGATGGACAGACGTGGGAAAAACATTCAAAACAAGTAAAAGACTACGCTATCAAGGCACTTGAATTTAAGGAGTTCAACGATGACGTACGATAACAGCGGGATCATTAGCAAGAATGACCGCAAGGAAACTGATAAGCATCCTGACATATCTGGTAGCGCAACAGTAGACGGCGTGGAGTATTGGCTGTCAGGCTGGAAGAAGGAGAAGAACGGTAGGGGTTTCTATACCCTGTCGTTCAAACCAAAAGATGCGAGAACACCTGAACGTAAAGAACTTGATGACGAGATACCATTTTAACAAAAGGATGCGCGATATGAACAACGAAGACAAGATTGAATTGGCTTTTCTAGTTTTTCACATGGACAACCCTCATGTGTATGAGGAGGTTAAGAAGATTGCATTGGACTTAAAGAGGTCTGGCAGAGATTTCTACGGCATTGGAGCGATCTTTGAGATTGTCCGGTACCACAGAGCCATGACAACGAATGACCCTATTTTTAAATTGTGTAACAATCACAGAGCCTTATACAGCAGACTTCTGATGAAACAGGAACCAGAATTGGCTGGTTTCTTTAAGATCAGACAACGCGGCGTGACAGAACAACAACACGGAGAAGAGTGATGTCGAAAGAGAAACGAGAACTTGCGCGGCTTGAGATATGTATGGCCTTTCAAAGGTCGGCGGACAACTTTTCCCGCGAGATTGAGGACCAAATTAGAACCATAAAATCTATCTCCGAGAAGAACACGATCCGGATGGAGGCACGGCGGAGAAAGAAGAAAGAAGCCGAAGAGGAAGCACTGCGTCTGGCACAGGAAGAAGCGGATATTGCTGCCAGAAAAACAAAAAGGACTAAATCTAACAAGACTTTTTTAGTTCCCGCAATTCCTTTGCCCATTGTGGTTAAGAAGAAGGTTTACAACAAGGCACTTGTGGCGGAGTTTGAACCTTTTACCATTAAAAAAGGCCGCGATATAATTGAGGTCTCTATGAAACTGTCAACGATTGGTGAGTTGGAAGAGTTGCCAGATGTTATCCGCGTTTATGCGGGATATCTTGAGACTTTGATCAAGGAAGAGACGTTTAACTTGAACCCTTTGCCCGGATCAATGGAAACATTTGCGGCGGAGGTTGCCAGAAAAACCTTGGATCAAATACAAATTTGCAAGAGCCTTCTGCATATCTATCAAGGGCATCCAGACAATGCGATCAAGAGAGCGAAAGAACTTTTGAATTTTAAAAAAAGAACTGTAAAGAATGTGTCCATGGTGGTTGACAATCACTATTGATCATGCGATAAGAGGTTATTGCTTAACGAAGAAAGGTAAGTGAAATGAGAGCCATCCTAATTGATCCGAACGAACAGTCCTTCACTGAAGTCGAGTACAACGGTGACTGGAAAACCATCGCGCCTCTTCTCGGGTGCGAGTTGTTCACCGTCGTCTATACCGACTTTGGCGACATCTATGTTGATGACGAAGGTCTGTACAATACCGAGAACGCTTTCTTTGTTCTCGATAGCGTACCACAACCTCTTTGTGGTCGTGGCTTGGTGTTTGGACCTGTTGATGACGAGGGTGACACAACCGCTGCAACGATCTCCATCGGAGACCTTGAGGAAAAATTATTCTTTATGTCGAGGTCAAAGGTTTACAAAATGTTTGCATGATACTATCATGCGGTTTCTCCTAAACTTGACCCTGCCAGTTTCCTCCCAGACTGGCAGGGTTTTTTTATTCCATCTTGTTGGTAGCTGTTCCCCATGACGGGCCGAGTTCCGCATCGACGACAGACGGGACGCGAAGCTGAACACAGTTCTCCATGATCTCCTTCGCCCGTCGTGCTGTCGCCATGTCAGGAATGTTCAAGGCCAGTTCGTCGTGTATCTGGATCATCGGAAGGATGCCCTCGTCTGCCAGATCCACCAGAGCCTTCTTCGTTTGATCCGCCGCCGAGCCTTGGATCAAAGCGTTCAACGCCTTGTATGTGAAAGCCCGTTTGATGTGCGAGCCATACTCTGCAAACGCTTCCTTGTGTGGCAGGGGTTTATGGACCCCGAAACTCGCAGGTTCCCATTTGTCAAATCGGCACTTGCGACCGAGCAGCGTTCTGATTGACCCGCGCTTGGATGCTCTGTTGGATACTTCATCGGTCAACTGCTTGATGAAGGGAAGTTCTGCGTGATATCTGGCAAAGAGTTCTTTGCCCTCTGACAGATTCAAACCGAGTTGCCCCGCCAGTTTTGTAACACCCATGCCGTAGAACAGGCCGAGGTTGATGGTCTTTGCTTGCTTGCGGGGAACACCCACGATGTCAGCGGCGATCTGGTGGAAGTCCGACCGAGCATCGTCAGCGTATTTATCCACGAAATCCAACGCTCCGCTCAGAATGTTTCCATCGTGGTCGCGTGTTATAGACGCATAGTGGACGACGATCCGAGGTTCCTGTGAGGAGTAATCGAACGCACCCCACTGACAGCCTTCTTCCGGTATGAAGAGGTTCCTGATCATAGGCCCGATGATTTCATCGCGTGAAGGTATCTGCTGCAAGTTCGGGTTCGAGTAGCTGAAGCGTCCCGTGATCGTCCCACCACCGTCCGACCGAAGCTGATGGATGTCAGCATGAATTCTGCCGTTGGTCTGATGCTTCGAGATCGTTTCGATGAATGTCGTTCGAGCCTTGTTCAGTTCGCGAGCCTTGACGATCATGCGCGGCAACTCATGTGAGTGACCTGCGAGAAACTCCTTCGTGAAGCTGGGGGCCTTCGTGCCATCTGTCACGGGATATTCCAGACCCGCAGCATCAAAGACTTTTGCAACCGATGCTGCCGCCCAGATGTCGGGGCTGTGACCGTAGTCGTCCTTGATCTTCTTTAGGAGTGCGCTTTCTTGCTGCCCCAGTTCCCGCTGCGCCTGTTCAGCAGCGTCCATGTTCACACGAACGCCGCGTGTCCGCATATCAATGACAGACCGTAACACGCGCAATTCAAGTTCAAAGATGTCGGAGACCTCTTCCTTTTCAATCAAGCCACTCAGAAGTTCCCACAACTTCAATGTCAGAAGAGCGTCCTGCTCTGCATACGGCCCGACATAGTGAGGAGGGAGTTTGTACATCTCCGCCTTCGCGTCAACACCCCACTCGTTTGCAGCGTTGTACAGGAGTTTCTCGTCTTTCTTGACTGACAGATAGTCCTTGCCAAGATTGTTGAGCGAATAACTAAAGCGGTTCTCGTCGATCAAAGCCGCCGCGACCATCGTGTCAATGATGCGACCCTTTACCTCGACGCCTTCGGCGCGAAGCCAACCCACGTCGTACATAGCATTGTGAAAAACGTATGTCTTGTTAACATCGGAACACAAGTCCTGCACCCAACGCATAACTCGCTTGGGGTCCATGTTCCCGCCATTCAAATGTCGGATGGGGAAGTACCATGCTTGACCAGATGCTGCGACGGCAACACCGATGATGTTGCCGTTTCTGGTGGGCCACCCGCTTCCAAGGGTTTTTAGGTCTGGGTCACGGGTCTCAAGATCAATGGCAATCTCGGGTTCATTGGAAAGATTTGGAAATCCGTCCGGACATACCCACTCCGACGCTGTTTGAAACATTGATAGCTGCATTTTTTTCTACTCTCATCGACTTTCCACACAAACACCTTGGCCATTTCCTGCGTATCGCATAAAAGGTGATGTTTGATGCTGGCTTTCCACAACCACACTTGGCCACCAGTCTGATATCTTCCATTGAAGTAGCCTTTACTCAGTTATGTTAAAACCGCGTGACATCATTGGATGTATCAAATGGAGACTGCTCTTTGCTCGCGTAACCCCGACGTAGAACACTCTCACCTCGTCATCCTCTTCGTAGGACGTGCTGCGCCACATGCCCTGATTTTTCCTGACACCATCTGTCAGCAGCATCACGTTGTCCGCCTCTGTCCCCTTCGACCCGTGGATCGTCGAGATTGTTATGCGAGGCTTGCTCTTGAAATCCTCTCCGTTGCGGAGACATGATTTCAGGTAACGACGATCTTCGTCAGATATCTTTCCAAGCGTCTCGGACCAAGGCTTCTTGTGCAAAAGACCGTGGTCGGAGGTCAGATCACCGATGGTCAATAATTTGTTGTCAGGAACATCCGGCAACGTCTTGTGACCATAGGCTACATCATCGTTTATTACCATGTACTTGTAGACGTTTCGCACGGCCTTCGCTGGTACAACCCTGTTATCTCTAAGGATTTCCCAATCCTTTACCGCATTGATAACATCGGTTCCAAGTTCCTGTCCTGCATCATACGAGTAAAGAAAACCGCGCTGGCGTACTTCCTGTTCAATCTGTGCTGCACCGCGTCGTGTCCGTGACAGAAGAAGCCACTCACCTCTGGTCATGTCAACCTCTTCGCTGTGGCGATACCACGATACTGTTCCGTCCTCTGACCGAGGTTGGAAGTCCTTCTTCCTGCGGTTGCTAATCCTGCTGATTAGGTTCTGGCTCAGAGCGTGATGCGATACAGGCATCCGGTAACTCTGTGTGAGGACCTCGACGTTACCTGCAAGCGTGATGAAATGATCCACGTCCGCGCCAGCCCACCGATAGATCGCCTGATCGTCGTCACCTGCAACAAACACCTCCTTTGATTTATCAACGATCTTGTTCACCATCGCCCATTGCAGCGGTGACAGGTCTTGTGCCTCGTCGATGAAAACAATATCAAGGCTTGGTGCGAGGTCACGTTCGATGAACATCTCCAATAGGTCGGTGAAGTCGAACAGGATATTGTCCTTCTTATATTCTCTCAGGCCGCGATCAACGTACTCGACGCGACTCCAGTCAATCTTCCGCCCTGTTTCCGACCCATTGTAGACTTCCCGAAGCGGTCTCTGGCGTATCCGAGCCATGTGGATGACTTCCAGAAACCTGTCACCAAGGCCGAAGTCAACGAAAGGACCGTTTGCCAACTGCCCGTTCTCTGCGAATCCGCCGATCTTCAGCCAGTCCGCCGCTTCCTTGTAATGCTTCCAGAGCATCATAGAGTTCTTGCCAAGTGACAGGCAATAGTATGCAAGGCTGTGCAGCGTCCGAAAGAACGGGAGTTCCTTTTCTGACAGGCCAAAACGAATGACAGCGCGAAGAACTGCTTCCTGCGCTGCGTTCTTCGTGAACGAAAAATACCCAATCCGGTCGGGTGGTATCCCCTTTTCTAAACTGTCTTCTACCAGATTTAGTAGTCTGGTAGTCTTCCCCGTTCCGGGCGGTCCAAGAATGATGTTCATCAGAACGGGCTCACATCTTTTGGTTTCGGGGGAAGTTTTAGCTTAGTCTCGGAGTGCAGTTGGTTGAAGAACGGTTGCGGAAAGAACCAGACATGCAAGCCCTTGCCGTTGACGCTCCAGAATATTTTCTTCCCATCAAGCTGCTGCAACCGAAGGCCGAGTTTGTTAGGACTGTAGTGCAGGAAGTTGTTGACAGTCAGGTGCTTGTGTAAGTCCTTCGCTTGGAAGAAGACCTTGCCACCATGCCAAACGGCGATGCCCTGCAAGATGTCCTCTTTCTCTTCACCCTTTGCACGATCACAGCAGAAGCTGACAAGCAAATCCTCGAACGCACCCTTGAACGTAGCGTCTGGTGCTACTTCCTCAACCGTGACAGCATCCAGAAGCATTTGCATTCTGCGCTGCCATGCTGGTGCGCCCATTGCTACAGGAAACTTGTTAATCTGCGCTACGCATTCTTTCTGAAACAACGTCTGCGATACAAGCGCGTCCGTGCTGAGTTCGACCCGATGCCCGTCTACGTTCAGGAGCCAGATCGGAGGATCACCGTTAATCTTTGTCAGACCTGACAGATCGTTTGACTTTCCGCCCGGCCCGATACCAAACTTCCGTGTCAGACAGAGTTCCTTGTTGCAAAAGCTGACAATCGGTTGGTCATCGCACTTGTAGAAATACTCTTTCTTCTGCAACTGCTTGATGATTATGGATACCTCTTTCTCACCAAGGGGCGGCCTCATGTACTTTATATTGTACGTTTGAAGCACTTCCTCCCACTTCTCTTTATGCGCTTGTCTGGCATAGACACCGAGACTGAACAGGGCGTTGTTCCTACCGCCTTCACCAAACCCTTGTGAACACAGGTGCTGTAAGCATGGCGGTCCATGTGGGAGCAACTCCTCTACCTTGTCGCCTTCCGCCTTCCAGAGCATAAAGTCGTTCGGGGAAACGCGAAGACTGAACGCCAAGGCGAGGAACTCAGCCTCATCCATACTCTCGCCAGACTGGTCAAAAGCATAGCGTGTTGTGTTCGCGCCGCTGAAGTACGGCATGTTGATGAAATTACCCGTGTCACCGCGCTCGACCAACAGCTTCGTCTGCTTCGGGAACACTTCTGATCCGGCATGACCGAGGAAGGAGGATATCTCTGTCAGCTTCGTGTGCAGATGCAACGCCGTGATCTCTTCCGTGAAGAAGAAATAGACGTGCGCTCCACCCGACTTGCTGCGACAGACGACCGCATCGAACCCGTGCTTCTTGAGTTTCAGTGACAGGTCTTTGTGATTAATGTTGTACGTGTCGATGTCGATGGCACCCCAGTGACAGCAGTTGTTGTCCTTGATCGGGATGATGCCAAGACCAACCTCACCTGCGAGGTGCTTCGACCAATGGTCTAAGGTTGTCTTCTCTTGGATAACACGGGCAAACCCCTGCTTCTTGCCGTCGCGTTCTCTGTCAGTCGTGACATTGAACACGCCGTGAGCGCGGTCGTTACCCAAAAATAATTCAAAAAACTTGTCGGAGTTTGCAGAGTTCATTTCTACGCCTCTTACAGAAAAGGAAACGGTCGCCTCAATCAAGAGACGACCGCCGATAGGGTAGATTAGAAAGGAATGTCATCGTCGTGACGTGAAGCAACTTGTGGTGCAGCAGACGTTGCATCTACCTCTATCTTTACCTTCACCTCTCCGGCCTTGACAGACTTGGAAAACTCAAGAGCCATGTGAAACAGTTCTTTTTCCATTGAGTTTTTCATATCCAACGTAGCGGTCTTGGAGATATCCCATCCGAACCACGCACCCTTGTCGTTCTTCTCTTGCACCGTTTTCAAGCGATAGGTGTGTGACATCATCGGAAGCGTGTAGATATTACCCGCCGCAGTTCGACCCGTCAGGGTCTGCATCTGTGTCAGCCATTTGCGAGCCTTCTTTAACTGTGTCGAAGTCATCGTAATCAGGCAGCGGCTTGGACCGTCCTTGCCAATCATCAGCACATAGAATTCTGCTGTATTGGTAAGAAGGTTACCGTTTGGCAGGATTTCCTGTCCGCGGTCATCCCGATAGGTCGTTCCGACAATCGGGTCATCCACGGAATGCGTTGCAACAAATCCACCACCCTTCTCGCGAGGCTTCCACTCGACATACACGCGACGATAGTAGCAAGGGACAATCTCAAGACCCGCGTCACCATTGTAAGCTGTATTCTCTACGGTGTTGTAGATCATACCCGCCTCAGCACCTTCAACATAGGCACCATCACGCTTGTTCACCTGTGGCGACAACTGCGCCAAGATGCGTAGATATGGAATAGACAGGTCCTGAGCAGAGATATTCTCAAGACCCTCGTTTGCATACGCCTCAAAGAACTCGTCCATCATTATCACAACAGCACCAGTCTTCGCCGCAGCCACTTCTGTACCTTTAGCCATAGTTCACTTTCTCCTTATCTTAGCTTTTGCACCAACAAAAATACCAAACAGATCGGACGGAATTGATTTACCCGCCTCCACTTGCTCTTTCACAAACGCCTTTAACGTCATAGGCTCGACCCAAACCTTGCGGCTTGCGTTAAACCCTTCTTCTTCCAAACGCTCTACAAGACTGTCTGCAAGACCGTCTTGTCCGCGACTGAATGAAGCCGAGACCTGATTTTTAATCAGGTCTTCAAATCCGTTTGAGTGCAACCACTCAAACGCCTCCTCTGTCCGTTCCTTCGGGATAGACGCCCCGTAGAACGTCGATACCGATACTTCGCTGCCATCAGCCATGCGGAGTTTAGTCAACCCATTCTCCGCAAGAGCCGCAGGGAGCAGGTCATCGGAGATGGCAGTCAGACGCTTCTTCTCGGCTGCCAGTTCCTCTTCCAAGTCAGCGACACGCTTCTCCAAAAGAAGTTGCTGCCGAACCAACGTAGATACTTGTGAAAGACCCCTGTCGTCTACGGACTGTAGAGCGAGGGCCGCATCTTCAAAATCATTCATCGAATGCTCCAATTTCTATTTCTAACGAAACCGAATAGTACGTCTCCCGAAGTCGATCCCACTTCAGTATCCTAATCTTGCCCTGATTGTTTAACAAGGCAATGGCGAAGGAAAGACCGATAGCAGCAGGATCTCCGGACAACAGTAGGTAGTCGTCATCGCCAAACTTAGCAAGAACGCTCTCTATCTTATCCACCAGTTCTGTTTTTTTATCGGAGTCGGTAATCTGCTCTTCGGCTGCAAGAATGATCTCCAAGGAGCCAAATGCAATGGCGTCGGTCAAATCCTTGCCGCGTAATTCTTGTGTAATGAAGACTGTCATCATACCCTTTCTAAGTTCGCTTTCTACCTTCCGACAATACGAATCACTTGTGAACTTGTCAATAGGGTGATTGATATAATTGACAGTCAATGTTAAAGGTCGGAGGTCAAAGGGCAGAGGAGAAAGAGCCAATGAACAATTACGAATTTAAATTCACCCCATACAAACATCAGATGACTGCTCTGGATATGAGCAAGAACAAGGATAATTTCGCGTTGTTCTGCGAGATGGGGACGGGTAAGTCCAAGATACTCATAGATACAATGTGTATGCTTCGGGATGCGGGTGACATCAACGGTGCGCTGATCGTCGCTCCGAAAGGTGTTTATAAGAACTGGGAGCGCAGTGAACTTCCCACCCATATGCCTGACCGCTACGTGGATACCACCGACATAGTTGCGTGGAGTCCGAAGGAAACCAAAGCGCAGTTGGCGGCGTTGAGCGTTCTTCTAAAGAAGGACGGGCGATTCAAACTCCTTGTAATGAATGTCGAAGCGTTCTCGACCTCGAAGGGAACTGAGTTCGCCACGAAGTTTATGAAGGCGAACAAGTGTCTGATGGCGGTGGACGAAAGCACGACGATCAAGAACAGAACCGCCAAGCGCACCAAGAACATCGTGAAGGTTGGCGATCTGGCAGAGTACCGCCGCATTCTGACAGGCTCTCCGGTGACGAAATCTCCGATGGACCTGTACTCACAGTGTGCCTTCCTTGATCCAAGGCTGATCGGGTTCAACTCGTTCTTTGCATTCCAAGCGCGATACGCAAAGATGGTGCGTCGAACAATGGGGGCGCACAGCTTCAACCAGATCGTCGGGTATCAAAACTTGGAAGAGTTATCCACCCGACTGGATAATTTTAGCTATCGCGTTCTGAAAAAGGATTGTCTCGACCTTCCGGAGAAGGTTTACATCAAGCGTACCGTTGAACTCTGTCCGGAACAGGCCGTCCTCTATCGGCAGATGAAAGACATGTCGATTGCGCTTTTGCAAAACAAGGGAATGGTGACAGCCCAAAACGTGCTGACACAGCTTCTGCGGTTGCAACAGATTTGCTCGGGCTTCATCAAGAACGACGACGGCGAGATCAAACGCTTCGAGTCAAACAAGATCAAAGAACTGATGGAGACTGTCGAGGAGATCGACGGGAAGGCGATTATCTGGGCGGTGTTTACGGACGACATCTTGGCGATCACCAAAGCACTCAAGGAAGAGTACGGTCCTGACTCCGCTGCTGCGTACTACGGCGCGACCGAAGCTGACGAGAGACAGAACATCGTCGATAAGTTCCAACAGCCAGACAGCAAATTACGCTTCTTTGTTGGACAGCCGCGTACTGGTGGGTATGGCCTGACGCTGACAGAAGCCCGCACCGTGATCTACCTGAACAATGTCTTTGATCTGGAGGTTCGTCTTCAGAGCGAGGATCGCGCTCACCGTATCGGACAGAAGAATACTGTCACCTATATCGACATTGTTGCCGAGGGAACGGTGGACGAGAAAATCCTCAAGGCGTTGCGAGACAAGATTGATGTCGCAACGCTGATCTTGAAGGAAGAATACAAGGACTGGTTGATTTAACCGAGAGCCTTTTGATACGCATTGGCCAGTTTGATATCGTACTGGTTCTTTGCGTACTGGGGTCCGTTGTACCCTTTTGCAAACGCTGCCCAGTCTTTGCTCTTTAGTGCATTCAAAAGACCTGCCGACTTACAGAAGTTTGCCATGTGGCGAAGTTGCTGCCCCTCAGACTGCATGGCCTGAGCCAGCATCTCGGCAACATTCTCGCATCCCACCATCTTGTAGTTCGATCCCATCACCTGACCGAGACCCCACGATGTTGACAGAAGTGCGGCATCCGCGTCGATGTCGTATGCTGCTGCGATCTCCGCATACACAGCGTCCGATCCTTTCGGGTACGGCTTCTCTCCCCACTTCGGGTATGCAAGTCCCATAGCAACCGCCTGATCCAACTCAACAGGTTTTGTCTTGAGGTGCTTGAAGAAGTGGTGCCGCTCGAACAGGGCCTTTGGTCTGCCAGATTTGTCAAAGCCAGATCCTGCCGACTCCACTGCCAGAACTGCTTTCAGGGCAGCGACCTCCACGCCGATCTCCCCGGCAACCGTGGAGACATCTTCGTCCGTCATTGGTAGGGCAGCACCTTTGAAATCGTCACTCATTATCAGTCCTCAAGTTTTGTTGCACGGGCAGTTTCCGTCGCATACTTCTGGATTTTTAAGTAGTCTTCCCGAATGCTCTTATTCAAGTCTTGGATCTCGGCACGACGCTTTTCAGGAGTCATGCTCTGGTCTTTTGCTATCTGGGCGCGATACGCCTCGCGCTTGTGAATTGTATTTAACATGTAATTTATATTCTGCGCCCTCTGCTTGACGACATCCAGCGGGGTAATGTTAAACCCGAACAGTCTTGCGGCAGTAGCAAGGGTATCAGGCTTCGCCATCCCACGCTTGTCTGTTCCCGTCCCGTCCGAGAACAGGCTGTTGTAGATACGCGGAATCGCACCACCGCTGTTGTCCATGTTGTTCAGGTCAAAACTTAACATCGGAGGAAGGGCTTGGTTCCAAGCATACGAAAGACCAGAAAAGAACTGATTCATTCCAGTATCCAACGGGTTTACAACCTGCTTGTCAGTGAACGGGTCACGTCCTGTCGCCATGACAGCAATCGCTGTGATGAGTGGTCCACCGGGAACAAACTGTCCGCCGAGTTGCTTCAAACCCTTTACAGGCTCTCCGTACCACGCGGCTGTCACGACAGGATCGGTGAATGCCGCCCAAGGGAAGAAGTACCCAAGATCGACCATCTGGATTTTTCCGTTGGAGTCCTTCCAAGGAAGGATATACATCGACCCCTTGTCACGCATATAGTCTGCCGCAGTTTTACGAGCAGCCTCGTAATCCTCATCGTCCCAATCCAACTGTGCCATTGCAATCTGTGGGAGGGCATAGGACAGCATAATGTATGGAGCAAACCGAAGTGGATGCTCTCTTGCTGTCTGGATCAGCTTTGGCAGAACCTTGTAGTAGTATGTAATGAACGGAAGACCGAGGGGAGCGTTCCGAAGCCATCTGATATTCGGGTTCACCATCGTGTAATCAAACAGCGAGTCATGTGCAGCGTCCACAGACTCGGATACCGTCTTGCCGTTCTTCCGGCTCTCAATAAAGAGGGCCATCTTGAACAGAACTTCCATGTTCTGATAGAACTCGCCCGGCTTTGACAGAAGGTACTTCGCTGCAATACGGCCCGTAGCCATCGCTCCGAAGAAGTTGTTCTTGTCTCCGCGAGCCTGATACTGCTTCATAGTGTTGAACATTATTTTAAGTTCGGCAGCCGCCATCGTTCCACCTTGGATGCCGTACTCCTGTGCGTCCTTCCAATACTGATCTTTGCTCGACCATGATTTTGCTGCCGCTGACAATGCGCTTGGCAACTTGTGCAATGGAATTCCACCAAATACGTTCAATGCCACAATGTTCGAGATGACGTTACGAACCTGAGATGGGACGTTAAAAGTTACTTTTCCAAGTTTCCAAACCTTGTTTGCATTGACCAACAGACTTTGTTCGTCACCAAGAATTTTACCAATCATCGACTGGTTCGTGTTCGGAACCATTGCAAAAGTACCAACAAGATCGTCGTAGATACCCTCTTGAACAACAGCACCGCGCAACACACCGTATCGTGGCGTATCTGGCAAACGCTGATACCCGTCTGGAATCTTTGACTCTGGTCCATATCCCGGAATTTTATCCAGCAACTTCTGCATACTTGCAATCTCCTTGCGGACGATTGCAGCGCGGGCGGGATCTGTCTGCTCTGCCAGAGGAAGAGTGACCGTCTTCATCAACTTGATCTCGCTTGCCATCCAGAACGGGGATACCATCTTCCCCCTCCAGTTGATCACACTGTCGTCGAGTACCCACTTGACGCCCGATGTGGTGCCAATCTCGGCAAAGTATTGGGCCAGAGCCATGTCTCTGGCAGGACGGGCGATTGCAACATACGCCAAGAACGCAGGGTTCTTGATTTCACCCAGCAGTTCGCGCTCCTCGACAGAAAGCTGATCATCACGGAGTTTCAAATACTCCTGCTTGCTCAGTCCCATGTTAGGGGTCTTCATTCCCCGTTCAGTCGCCTCATAGTACAAATAAAGACGCGGGACGTACTGATCGTAGTTTTTATCAAGCGATTCCTGCGTCATGAATCCGGCATCAACAAGCCGCTTACCTTGCTTATTGATCTCTTCCTTTGCACGGACAGCAGCCTTGCGGACTTCCGGATCGACAATCATCGACGGAGATGCGCCGCGTGTCGTCAGGAACTTGTAGACATTCCCGTTGTGACCGCTGTCAGCCTTTGATCCCTTTGCAATGTCGGCAGCAATCTTCTGTCCAAGTTCGTTTGCAGTTCCGGTCGTGCCAAGAAGCCTGTTGCGGAACGAACGAAGCAGTGGCGCGTTGTCGATGAAAGCCCACGGATCGAAGAATTCCTTCACCGTGTCCGTGATATTGCTCCATCTGGTAGAGTTCACCTGCGCCCCCGCTGCATTCGGAGCGTTTGCAACTTTTGGTGGAACCTTTACACGAGAGTACCTAATATCAGGGTTAGTTTCATCAAACGTACCTATGTTACCCGTGGCAGATTTAACCTGTGTTGGTTTGAATACAACAAACTCTTTTGTTCCTTCCGCATCTTTGCTATCAAGAATGACACCATCATACCCAGCATCAATCAACTGTTTACGGATGTTCTCAGCAATCTCTGTGTCACCGGCTTCAATGGCTTCTTTAATCGCAGTCTTTTCTGTTTGCGTTGCAAGGTATGGGTTCTTCATACTTAAGTGAAGAGGCATGACATTCGGTGCGTTGCCTCTCTTCATACTAGCGTACATGCTTGCAAGAGAGGTGTTATTAGTAAAATAAAACCCACGACCAAGCCACCCAACGTCTTTCTTGTTGGGCTGATAGTCTCTGAACTCAGAAAAGACATCAGCTGTGCCATGGTACACGACGTTAGGAACATCCGGATGATTACCTTTTTGGAAGGCAGCAAGGTTCTCTGACCTTACACCCTCGTCAGCAATATATTCTTTTCTAAACCTAGCCCGAGAGAACTCAAAGTCCGATCTTCCAGCGTATGTTGGATTTTTGGCATACACCAACGGCCCAATCTGTAAAACTTCCTCTGCTGCAACAACAGGCTTCATATCACCACGGGTATAGAAGAACGAATGCCGTGTCGGGTCCATCCCCACCTGCACCCATGCGGGATTGATATGAACCTGTTTCGCCTTGGCGTATGCTTCCTTTGAAGTAATTGGTTTGAAACCACCCCTCATGGTTGCGTATGGTGCTTTACCTGCACCCTTAGCTGTGGCAAGGGCCGCACTTTCTGTTACGCTAAATGTGACATCAGTTGCCGCGCTTACGCTTTCATAGACAGTTGGTTTTTTGGTTTGAGTACCCGAACTTCCATCATGGATAGCGTTAACCCAAGCATTTTTACCATCCTCTCTGGCATAAGCAGGGATATCCAATCGCAGTTTAACGGGATCGCCTTCTTTGTAGTACTGGTCTGCTAAACCATACTTGTCCTGTTTATTCTCATATAAGGCGTTTATCGCTTGTTCAGAGGTTGCTGGAACAGGGATATTTTTTATGTCATACAACTCGACAGGTTTTCTCTTACGAACCAACGCATCCCATTGATCCGGCGTAATCTCCCCATCCTTTAACTTAGCTACGTTCTCTTCCAAAACAGGATCACGTTTTAAGATATCCTTATGGGGCATCCCTATTCGTGAGAAGTTCTTAGCACGGGAGAATTCTGTTGACCTTGCCGTTCCCGGCTTGAACTCATTGAAAACACTTTTAATGGCAGTTGGGTCTTTCAATATAACAACAAGGCTGTCATTGGTTGCTATACCCGTTTTCCGGTTTGGTGGAATCCAAGCGTCATACCCCTGACTACGTAGAGTATCAAAAAATCTAGATTGCGCTTCCTTGTAGTTATCCTTCTTCGCTTCTGGCGGCAAGTTACCTCTATAGGGATTTTCTACCCTTAAGAATACAGGTATGACACGACTTGCCGTATTTTTCAGTTGGGGACTAAAATCTTTTTTAGAGACTAGATCGTAGTACTCGGCAAGTGTGAGTTTTTTAACACCTTGGCTATCATTATTTTCAGCATACTTAGATGCCTCTTCTGGATCAGTGGTAAACCAAGTACCATGGCGTCCAACCTTAAACGACTTGAAAATAAAATCCTTTGACGTTCCGGTGTAGAACACAAGCGGCTTGCCTGTATTAACATCCGTAATTGCGGCCCCTCTTGACCACGCATCATATTCCTCGTCCCTAGTACGATTGACAGGCTTATCGCGATAAACCCTTTCTTTTTTTGCAGGAACTATACTTTCGAACTCTGCTAAAAGATCATCAGGAAGATCCCAATCAATCACCCCCTCCGCCCTGTTTATGGTGTAAGGGTCGCGAGAATACTCCGGCCCAGAAGTCTTCTGACCAGTATTAAGACCACGCTGTGCAACACCTGCCGACACACCAGCAAACGCTTCTTCAACAGTTGTGAAGCCCTGACCACTTAGCATATTGCCAATGGCTTCTCTGACAGACTTTACAAAATTTACAAAACGTACAAAAGCCGACCCGAGCCCACCAATCTGGACGTTGTTCTGTCTGGCCTGATCAAGAAGACCAAACACATATGCCTTGAGTTCGCGTTCCTTCTGGAACTGGCTCGTCTCTTCTGCAACAGCAGCGTCGATATCACGCGACATCAACGTATCATACAGTGATTCCTTGCCGTCCACCATCGGGTTGCGGGTGTTCTTCAACACACGCAGAAGATTTGGATTGATCTCGTCAATCTTCGTCGCGCCCTTGAATGCAGCGTCGATAATCCGGCCCGTTGCACGATCAGAAGCAGCAAAGGCGTCCTCCAACGAATGCCAGATCTCATGCGATGTTGTTTCCAGCGGATTGTAGTCCGGGTTCAACGACAGTTCGATAAGCTGGCGGTACGCTGACCGGGTTCCTCCGACTTCCACGTCTGCCAGAAAATCACCGGGATTCTCCGGATCTGGGAATGTACCAAACAAGTTGGCAGCAAACTTGATCTTCTGCGCTCCTGTCACGCCGCTCAACAGGCGCATGACAGTTTCTGACATCTTGAACGCTTGAAGAACCTGATCGACAGATATTTTTCTGTCAGCAATAGCCCGCTTCAAAGCTACTGCCAGATTCCTGCCCTGATCGGTATCGTCACCTGCCAGCTTCTTGATGGCGTCGTCGATCCGCTGCATTGCAGCAGCTTTGTCTTCCGCCGTAATCGTCTTGACGGGCTCAACAACAGGGGTCGGAGGTTGTTGGGCAGCCGTCTTCGCTGCACGGGCCTTCGCCTTGGCCTTCTTGGACTTCCGTTTTCCACCAGCACGGGAATATTCTTTATCAATTTCAGAAATAAATATGTTTTCGAGGCTAGGTTCTCTGGGATTGAAAGGGATTTTCTTTGCCGTTGCCTCCGCCTTTGTTTTCAAAGCGGCAGCATATGTCGCTTGTGGATCAAGCGTCGGGTCGTTTATGATCTTATCATAGGCAAAGGTCATCGCTTCATTGTCGAGCGGCATCTTGTCAGTGAATACAAGACGGTTCAAATCATCCGCAGCCGTTCGACGTGCAGTATCTTTCCGCTCACCACTCACCTTTTCGTCATTAACAATCGCCTTTTCTACCGCAACAACAGGGTCGTCCTCCCGTCCTTCTACCAGACGGCGGACAGCATCATCGTAGGCTTCATCGGAATAGTTCTGATATCCGGCATCTGCAATCGCGCCATCGACGGCACGTTCGATATCCCCTATTAGAGCCTCTTTTGTCTGACCTTTTCCTGCAAACGCTGCGAGTTTTTCTGGGTCGTACACACCGTTCGTAGGAAGATCGGCAGTTCTACCAGCAGAGATGTCTTGCGCCAACAGGGTACGGAATTTAGCAACGTCTTCTTTGGTGACAGCCCCGCCTTGTTGATCAACAGGTCCAAGCCATCCAGCATTCTTGGCCATTTCAACCATGAATTCTTCGGGCTTTTGATCTCTTCCAGACTGCATAGCAGCGGTGGTTGGAGCAATGTATTGAGTGGTTATCGTTCCGCGACTACCCCTAATAACATCTCTTCCATACTCACCCGCATCCATTTTACCAATACGGATACCACCCTTGCTGGCGACCCAATCCTTCAAACGCGCCACGCCGCGCATAGAAGGTTTAGAAGATAAACCCTCAATCCTCGACACAGGCTCTTTGTTGGTATCTTTCAGAAAATCATCAAGTTTGTTTGGCGGCGCACCCATGGGTATGGCAATTTCTGGAGTGAGCGGCGCAGCGGCACCCTCCGCCCTGAGTTCAACAGGACGACCTTCCCGTGTAATCGGGCCAGTCTTTACAGTCGGGAGTATTCCAGTGTCAGCCATCGTTTGACGCTGCTCTTGCAAACGGATTTCTTCTTCCGTCTGTGGAACATACGGCTCCTCAATCGCACGACCCATAACGCCCGGACGATTGGCTGCTGTCGGAGCCCCAATCGAAGGAGGGAGGTCGGCGGACGTGATGGCCTCGGTCGGAGGAACTCCGCCCTCCAGCACAGGCTGTTTGACCGTCAACCTTGGACGTGAAGGCGCACCGGAAACTTCTTCTGTCGCTGCTGCCGCTTCTGCCGCAGCAGGTGGCGGAGGAGGGAGGGCGGTCTTCTGCGAACCCTTGAGAATATCTGTCAGGTCTTGTTCTGTCGGGGTACGTGCCGCTTCGATATCAGCACGAAGTCTTTCGTAATCGGTCAGAGGACGTGGGCCTTCGGGGCGTCTACCAAATGCACCAGATGTCGCGCCACCAGCAACGCCGCCGAGAATACCTTCTGCGATTGCTTGCTTACCGCTGATGTCCAAACCAGCCTCTGTCCCGAGAGACGATCCGGTCTGTTCAATAATTGACTGGAGGAGTTCTGTCCCGCCTTCTCCAATCAGACCTTCCCCCATGCGCTTCATCAGAGGAGCAGCAGCCTGTCCACCACCGGGGAGATATTTAGCACCGATAGCGTTTAACGCACCGCTGCCAGCAGCAGTGAGTGCCGCCGCTCCAATGTCGGAAGCGTTAGGAGTATCACGACCTTCTTTCTGAGCGCGTTCTTGTGCAACAGGGCCAAGGATTTGAAGTGCTTCAAACAAGAATGGACCGAGGAAAGCACCCGCAATAGCACCCGCAGCAGTACCAACAATAGGCACAACAGAACCCACCGCCATGCCAATCGCTGCACCAGCCGCTCTTGTTCCAATAGCACCAGCAATCTGACCAGATTGTTCTGCGACAGCAGCAGGAAGCGAGCCAATACCAAACCCGCCGAGGGTAACGTCCCCTTCTTGTGGGGTAATAAATCGACCCGCCGCCGACTCATATCCTTCTGGGGTAATGTATTCAGCAGCACTTTTCAGTGCTGCACCCGTTCCTGTCAGGCCGAGAGTTTCTGCTGTCGTGCCGAGGGCTCCGAGCGGCTGCGCCAAACCAGCTTGGAGAGAACCCATGATGGATTGTTCTTTTGGTTTGTTTGCTGCTTGCCATTTTGGAAACAGATCGGTTGCAACATAGGCGATGGCATCATCTAAAGTAGCACCTTCTGGAGCATCTACTCTAAATTTTACATTATTCGGAGCAGTTACTTCAAATACTGGCATGATATGATACCTTTAAGGTGCGATGGTCGTCCCACTAAATCCGGAGAAAGCGGGTTTTGCTTTTCCTGCACCCATATCTTGCATGAGTTGATCGCGGACCGCTCTTAGATTTTTAACTTCTTCCGGATCAACAATACCACCTTGCGATTCCACTTTCAACAAATTGGACAACTGGTCGTTGACCTCAGAGAGAGTTTTGCTGCGGCTAAGAACGCTGAGACCAGTGGTATACTGTTCCTGAGTTGGCGGCTTCCCGCTTTCCGGATTATATCCGCCAGCCATAGCAGCGGCCAGAACGGCTTCTGGAGCGCGGTCCATCTTCTTCTGTTCCATACCGAGGGTCCTCTCCCGATACGCCGCAGTAGCTTCGTCCTGCTGCTGCGCCCGAAGAGCCGCCATATCCTCGCGCTCGGCCTTACGGGAATCAGATTCCAATCCAGCATACGACTGAAGACCAGACATACCACCCTGTGCAATGTTCTGTAACGCATTAGAACTCTTTCCACCCATCGTAGCCAGACCAGCTTGCATTAAACCAAGCCAGAAATTCTTTTCCTTCTCTGCTTTTCTGTCAGCCTTGATCTGCTCAAGTTCTGTTTGTTTCTTGTCGGCAGGAGGAGAAGGCTCTTCCTTTTTCGTCGGATCTTCAACCGGCTTTTCTGTCTCTGTTGGCTTTTTAATAGACAAGATACCCCGATCTGCATCAGCCAGTTTCCCCGAGGATGAATACGGAAGTGACTCCGGTATATCAAAACGAGTTTTTGGCCGAGAAGTTCCATCTTCTCCTTCAACCATCGGAACTGCTGGTGGTATCAAACGAGCAGGTCTGCTAAACGACCCTACTGTTAAGGGTCCTATATATGTGGATGGTCTACGTCTATCGACATTCCCACTTTCTGCATACTGAGCCATAAGTTCGTCATACGACATGGGTCCGCTTGGAGTTACAAGGCTTCCGTCTTCATACCCATGCCGGACCATACCACCATCAGCCATCCCGACAGGACGAACGCCAGCGGCTTGCATCTGCGCCATCTGCTGCATCGGAGGCATCTGTTGCATGGCAGGAGGCGGAGCAGAACTTGCAACAGGACGTGTCATGGCCGGGCGATCACCCTGAGCAAGGGTGTTGAAGTAATACTCAGGGTTCTGCTTCATCTGTGCTTCGGCCAGCATAGCCTTGGCCATCTGCAACCGCTCTTCGCGTGTCATGCCCGACGATCCGTCATCGACCATGGACGTTATTCCGCTGCCCCTTGCAGAGCGGTCGCGGGGATTAAACATTTCACGCTGAAGTACTGGATCTTGGGCCATGATTAACTCGCTTATTTTAATGCGCCATACGCGCCAATACCTGTTGCAGCAAGACCAGCCAACTGTGAAAAAGGACTTGCGGCGGGTGTTGCTGTTTGGGTCGTCTGAGTCTGACCGGATGGCGTCTTGTTAAGAACATCACCGTAGTAAGATATCTGTTGATACGGAGCATATGAAGTCTGCTGCTCATTGAGACGTGTCGCATCCAAAACCGCTTGATTTTGTGTCTGAAGTTTTTGCCCCATATTATACAGGTATGATGTATCTCCTTGTCCAAGGGCCGAGGCATTTTGTCCAAGGGCGGCAGTGTTAGTTCCAAGACTAGCAATACCCGCTGCCGATGTTTGCGCCCTTGCCTGTTGGTTCTGGAATGCGTCCATTGCAGACTTTTGTGCCTGACTGTAGTTCTGCGAGTAATCTTGCATAATACGCTGCGATTGGACATCTGCCAGACCACGGCCCAACTCGGCCTGTTGAACACCGAACCTGCTACCACCAAACGCACCCGACTTTACGGCCTGCGCAGCAAGCGTCTGCTGTTGGATATCAGCATTGCGGCCCATCTCCTCAACAGCACGTTGTGTCACGGCAGCTTGGTATGGATTCATATATGCTTGAACCGAGTTCGGATCATACGCACCCGTCGTTCCTGCGTACAAACCACCCGCCTGACCATAGGCTTTATTCGCCTGTTCAAAATACGGGGCATACGCTCCAAGACCTTCCGAGGCCATAGTAATGGCCTTTTTCTGCTCTGGCGACATCCCAGCAACTTTATACTCTGCTGGGGTAAGTGCTGTCGAAGTCAGGTCCGACACCTTTTGCAAGTAGCCTTGACGCAGTAATTCCATCCACTCCGGTTCGCGGGAAATTACTTGCTGTGTGGTTACGTCATCTTTAGCCATAACTTAAGCCCTCTTCTCAAACTGGTGCATCATATCGTACATACGTTTTGCTCCCGCTGCGCGACTTCCGCCCCCAGCACCTTTCACGGCTCTTGCTGTCATAACAAACTCGCCGTCGCTTAACTTCGCAGGGATGCTGTCACTCGTTCCAGTACCCGGACCCTTGAGGTGGCCACCAACACGGGCATCCACTTCAATCTGTCCGCCACGCGCAGCATAAATTGGATTTGGTGAATACGTTGGGACACGAACGTCACCCGTGTATGGAGTAGAGGACGTTGGACCACGGTAAGACATAGAAGCAATTTGCTCGGGTGTCATTTTTGGGAAAGGGTCCTTAAAGCTGGTCGCTTTTGCTGTTGGTGTCATTGCACTACCAAGCAAAAGACCTGCGCCACCGGCAAGTGCCATGGCGGTCTTTGGATTGGTAGAGATGTAGTTGCCAACACTGTCGAGGAAACCACCACCTGCCTGTGCTGCCGTTGTTGGTGCTGCCGCCGCGCCTGAAGGAGGCATCCCACTACCGCCGGGAAGAGCATTTGCCCCCATAGTAGTGGTTGGTGTCACTCTTCCGCCGCCAAAAATGTTTTGATTTAAGAATGGAGTCTGTGGGTTTCCAAACATCCCGGAAGGAAGACCACCTTGGACGCCGCCCATAAACGTGCCGCCACCGAGCATGCTCGAAACGCCAGAGAATATGCCACCAGTAACACCACCCATCAAGCCCGCTTGGAGTGCCTGACTTGGATTTGCCCCGTTGATCATGGCACCTAAGCCTGATCCAATGACGCCGGATGCAATCGTACCCAAGCCCGGGGCGAGGAAGTTCAATGCCACAGGAAGAATGACGCCCGCAGCCTTCTTGAGGAACTTGCCAATGCTGTCAAAGAACCCGTACTCAGGAAGGCCCGTAATCGGGTTGATGCTGGACCCTTGCGTTCTTCCAAGCATCGCAGCTTCACGCGGGTTGATGTGTGCCAGAACGCTATCACCGCTACGGTTTGCACGGCGCACCATATCAGCCTGTGACCGGAGATTGGTAATACCACCACCCGCCATTGCAAGAGGTGGCATTTCTGCCGCTGGACCTTCCATTGGCATGGCAGCAGGAGATGCTATGGCATCCTTCACCATACCAGCCAAAATCTCAAAGAAACTCTGCACGTACTTCGGCGGCAGATCACCCGGCTGAACAATACCTTTTTTAATCAAAACTTGGACTGCACGGTCGTACTGATCCGACTTGTCCATAATAAACTGGATCGTCTGCTCCAAAACTGTCAGCTTATCCGAACCCATTGTTTTGAGATCGTCTGACAGATTCCTGAGATCCGTAATTTCCTCGACGGACAGACTGTTAAAGGCCCGTCCAAGAGCAGAAATAGCCTCACCAGAAACCGGCGGTTGTGAGGGTTTTGCTGTTGGGGGAGCAGAAGCTGCTGCCTTTGGTGCGCCTCCCATCATTCCTTGAAGATCTGCAATTCCAGCCATCGGTCTGTCCTATGTGTGAACTCGAATAGCAGGAGCCGTGATCCTGAAGTAATCGGCTCCGCTAAAATACCTCTTTGTGTGATGAAACACAAGCCTTATACCGTCACGGTTACCGTACCAACGGAACCCGTTGCAGCATTTCCAGCAACATACGCTCTGTATGGCACAGAGACATACACAGTTCCGTTGACCTGAAACAACGTACCCGGTTCTGCACCGGCATCGTTTGTCGGCAAGTTTGTCAGAACAAGGGTTGTTTGTCTGCCCTCTCCTGCGGATCGGAGGGCGATGGTCATCTGGTTCAACATACGAACCATATCATTGAAGTACATCGGATCATATGCGGTTGGCGCACGTCCAAATGCAGGTAACGTAAGTCTGCGGTCCATTACCTACGTCCGTCAGGTTGTATTTCAAGGCGAGGTGATCCTAATGACCATCTTGTTCCAAGCGTGTTGCTCTCAATCTTAAAGGTCGCCTGTCTACCCCGCAGACGTACATACGCCTGTGTCGTGAACTGCTCGACAGGAACCGTGGCAGACCTTGTGACAGGAGAATCCGTTGTCTTATTGTAGTTGGACCCCGGAAAGTTCTGCATCTTAATCGTCATATCAACCGTTGGCGTATTGGTTGAATCGTAGAACGTCACGTCGGGAATAATCCTGCGGATAAACACGAAGTTGTCGCCCTCGCCGATATCAAAAGGAGAACTCTCAATATACGCATTTAGCGGAGTGGCGGGGCTGGTGCTGCCGTCGTCCATGCCATACTCATGATTGTATAGGTAACTATCCGGCGATGCAGCAATCGGGTAGGCATTGGTGCCGCTATCAAGCCACGCCGTACGCGCCATGCTGCCATATGTCCACGCACGATCCATATAGTTAAACGTCACATAGGCATTGCACTCCGAGGAGTCAGCAGTAGGATAGAACCAAGTCACCTCATTAAATTCACTGTTTACTGCGGCATAAACCTTGTCAGACTCACCAATGTTGAGATTGGTAAAAATGTAGTTTTTCAACGGACATTGAAGTTCTTGCGTCGAACCGCTGAAAATATAGAACTTGCCAAGTCCCATCCACATAACAACATCGTCAACGGCTGCAAAGCAGTTAAACCCCATAGACGTAATGCTGCTTGCCACCGTCGTAAGTCCGAAGGTGTACGGAGGCCCGATAAACTGCATTGAATAAAGAGCAATATCCGTCCAGATAAGGATTTCGCGCTTTGTCTCAACAGCACGAATAATGCGTGTGCCGGAACCAAGGCGTAAATCCCCCGCCGTATTTGTGGCAATCGGTGTCCAAACGGTGTAGTCCTCTTGATCACTAAATTTAATAAGCAGTGGATCTTGGGCCGTCTCTAATGTGTTAGAGGAGTTCAAATAGTTGTTGGCACCAAAGGCAATCACATGACGATCATTGTCCGAGACCATGATCTGTGTAGCAATAGTCGGAGTTTGAACGTCCGTACTTAGTGACGCAAGGGTTACCCCGCGAACTGACAGGGCATTTGTTGCGTCCCAGAAATACACCCCTGCGTTCCGAACATTGAACAACAAATCCTCACCAAAATTATCTGAGGCCCATAAACGCAATGTATTACCCGCGTTTATTGTAGCAGCAGACCCCCATCCACCACGCCCCCAAACACCCGCTCCCCACCCCGTACCAGACAGTTGGACATCCAAACCGGTGTTAATCTGATAGGCCGCCGTAATGCTTGACCCACCAGTCCCGGAGTCAGAACCATTCGCAGCTATCGAAGCAGTAATTGTGTATGCGTCAACAGTAAGTACCGTAATTTGATACTCTTTGTTAAGAATTGCAGCGGTAATGTTGCCGCCCAAACTGGTGGCACCACTAAATGTTACAAAGTCATTGGTTACCGCCCCATGGGCAACATCTGTTACAGTAATAACAGTAGACCCGTTGGTCGCAGCAAAGGCACCGCTCAGGACTACCGTGCTGCGGATAGGGGTAATGTCGTTAAACACACCACCGCTTTCAATGTAGAACTTAAGATGTGTGCCTACGCCAAGGTAATTATCGCCAGCAAGAGTGATCCAGTTGATCAACTCACGGCAAGTTCCAAGAAATGATGTTTGCGCGTACGCGGCCCACCCGCCAATGGATTGAGGGAAGCTGTTCTGAAACCGCACAAGGTCGCAGTCATACCACCCACCCTCATTGGTATAGGCAGTAACGTCCCTTACCACTCCGGGCTTGAACTGGATCTTTTGCAGGGCCATCCTTCGTCCTCTGACTACATTACCAAAAAGAAGTTTGAACTGATGGGAGAAGCAAAAATCCATCCTGTGTTTCCGCTAACATTTGTACTGTATGAACCAGCATTCCATGTAGCCCCGCCTGTAGCAGTGCTATCTTTAATTATAACAAGATCAACCGAAACTGTTCCGGAGGCCTTAGATAACGTCGCAGCAGTTCCGGGTGTTGTGCTGTCAATAGTAAGGTGTTTTCCTGAAAGTCCTTCTGCCGTAAAACTTGTAACAGTTTGCGTTGCTCCAGACGGAAAACGTATTGATGTCGCACCTGTCGCATTGTAGGAATTTGAAATATTTGCAAATGTGTTGGAGCCATCAATTTGTAGTCGTCCTGAGCCTCCTTGATCTAATGTTATTGCACCATAATTAGAATTGCCATTAAAAAATTTGTTCGAACTAGCAGTCATTGTAACAGTAGCACCGGAACCTGACACAGTAAAATTAGTTGATGTTGTGCAATTCCATTGCGTACCTGTAAATGTAAGTGTAGAAGCATTTAAATTTAATGTTCTAGTGTTAGAATTACTTGAACTAAAATCTCGAATAGCCACAGAATAATTTGATGAACTTGTGCTAAATGTTCCGTTTGTTAATGTAGTTGTTCCTCCGCTATTTACTGCAAATGCACTACCGAGAGTCCAAGTTCCACCTACACCATTAAATATTGGCTGAGCTATAGCAACACCATTAGTTGATATTGTTTTTGATGTTGTAGCCTTGAAGGTAGGTATAAAACTGGATGACCAAGTGCCAACAGTTCCAGAAGAAAGTGCCAAACTACCGGAAATAGCTATTGTTGAACTACCGCTAACAGTAAATGTGACTACGCCAAGAGAAACCGTAAAATTAAGACAAGCTAGTGCGCCCGTAACAGTTACTACATAAGTCCCTACTTGGTCGAAGAAGACGTTATCGGAGGCAGTTGGAACAGATGCACCACTAGCACCACCGGATGAAGCAGACCAAACGGTCGTGCTTGATGTAGTCCAACTACCCGCGCCTCCAACCCAATATCTATCCGCCATCTATGATCTCCTCAGATGCTTCCTTGACCATAGCAACCCATTTGTCGTATCTCTCTTGTTTCATTGCCTCTATCTGGTCAAGTGTCAGAGCATTATATTGATTAGGCGGCATAACAATAGCGTCATTATATGGTGGTAATTCACCAATCGTAAAACTGTCGGAAATCCAACCATTATCTAAAACTGTAATTGTCATTTTTAATCCTTTAGGCTGTAGCCACACACCGCCACTTGCTAGTCGCGACATTCCATATGAAACCAATATCTAGCCTGTTGGTAGTAACCGTTGTTGTGGGCAAAGCAATATTAGAAGCCTCAAATGAAGAACCAAAAGTAAGAGCAATAGCCGCTGTTCCGGTAATTGAAATTATCAATTTTTGACCGTTTGTGGGGGTCCCAGTCAAATTTGTTGTGAAACTGGTGATGGCTACTGATTGAGCCGTGATAACCATCATGTCAAAATTATCAGTGTTCAGAGTCGGTGTTGCACTATTTGCAGTGCTTGCTGACACACGGGGAGTTACCCTTTTATTCGTCAATGTCTGTGTTGCGGCAATACCGACTACGGTATCACCTGTGACCGCAGTGGATAAATTAGTGTAAGTTGGTGTTGCAAGAAATGTCGCCACGCCTGACCCAAGTCCTGATACACCTGTAGATATAGGTAACCCTGTAGCATTGGTAAGAACACCACTTGCAGGAGTTCCTAATGCAGGGGATGTAAGAGTTTTATTTGTAAGCGTCTGTGTGCCAGCTTCTGTCACAGGAGCGTTGGCAACTTCAACAACATCGGTGCTATTTGCATAGACAATAGCTTTTTTGCCTGCTGCAATCGTAACGCCCGTCCCTGCCGTTGTTTTTACAAGTACCGAAATAGAAGTGTTATTAAACAAAATATAGGGCTTATCAACAGTCGGAACAACAACCGTATGGGTAACCGTTGGTGTACCAGTAAACTCAATAACGTAATTACGGCCTACTGAAGTTGCGCCATCAGGAATTGTAAGGGTGGTAGTTGCACTAGCACCTGTTAATGCCTGTGTGGTGTAACCAGCAACAGCCTCTTCAACCAACGTACCAAGGTTCGTATTGGTCGTATCGCCCCACGTACCGGACTGATCGCCAGTACCCATCAAAGTAAGTTTAAGATTAGGTGAGTAAGTACTTGTCATGCCAAAAACCTCTAGGCGGCTATCTGAGTCCAGTTTGGAGACTGAGATGGTGTGATGGGACTATACCCCGGAACTTGATTTGGTGCAATCGTTACCCACGCAGGAACTTGTCCCGGAGCAACTTCATTCCATGCAGGAGTTTGAGACGGACCAATTCCCACCCAAGCAGGAGTTTGGTCAGGAACAATCTGACCCCAGACAAGAACTTGTCCAACAGACCCCGTAGAAAATACACCCGTGACACTGACGTTGGCGTCCGCTGTGACAGATACTGAGCCAACCTGCCCCGTTGCAGATACGCCCGTGACATCGACAAGGTTGATGGTTTCAACATCAACTGAGCCTACTTGGCCCGTAGCCGCAACGCCCGTAAGGCTTACATTGGCGTCTGCCGTGACAGTTGCTGTGCCAACACCGCCTGTTGCAGATACGCCCGTGACATCAACATTTGCTCCTGCCGTGACAGTTGCTGTGCCAACACCGCCTGTTGCAGATACGCCCGTGACATCAACATTTGCTCCTGCCGTGACAGTTGCTGTGCCAACACCGCCTGTTGCAGATACGCCCGTAAGGCTTACATTTGCGGTTGCCGTGACAGTTGCCGTGCCGACAGCACCCGTGGCAGACACGCCCGTAAGACTTACATTTGCTGTTGCCGTGACAGTTGCTGTGCCAACACCGCCTGTTGCAACCCCAATATCAATCGCACCCGTGCCAAACGCACCCAGACCCCATCCTTGGGATCTAGACCATCCTTCAAAGGCTACGACTGCATCGGTCATTACTCATCACGCTATGCGAATAATGGCATTGGAAGCATCGTTTGTCGGGAAGATAACAGAGAATGTACCAGCCGATGACGTTTTATCCGCACCAAAATCTAACACAACAACGGCCTTATTGCCCTGCGTTGAGTTATAAATTAATGCGCCACGAGCAGTAAACGACGCCGTGGTCCACGTAGAATCGGCAAAGTCAGCAAAAGCTGTCGTGCCAGAAGACGACGTTGTGCCAGCAGTAAGGGTATTACCGCCCGCTACATATGCGGAACCCGTGGTGTTGGTCGTCTCGTTGGTCGCAGAGTATGCGGTTGTTGAAGCATCAAGCGTTGCAGACGATGTGTACAAGGCCAGCTTGAATGTGTCAGCAGTCGTTGCACCACGGACAACCGTTGTGGCGATTGCGTGGATACCGCTCAAGAGTTCAGTCTTGAACGATGTCGTCATGAAGTTTCCAGTAAATGCCATCACGGCCTCCTTATGAGTTCAGCTAATTGTGGTTGACCAGCTTCTGTCACCAGATGACTGACCGTGGATCTGTCGCATTGTATAGCACGTTTCATGTAGTGCAGTATAACCTGTTCTACCTGATCTTGAAACGCTATTGCTTGACCTCGGATTACATCCGGTGCATTTGCTGAGACATCGACAATCCTCTTCGACGCCTGTTCTGCCCAAAACTCCGGCGGATGACCGCCATTGTTCGACGTAACTACCTCAACTGTAAATGTTCCGGTTTGCATCGCTGGGGTAAACATCAATTAGCCTTCACTCTAATAAGACCATCACGATAAGCATCGTCGTTCTCACGACCTTCACCATAGTTCTTGAGGCGGGTAAGGGCCTCAATAAACCGTTGATTGTACGTGTTGAGGAGTTCGTTCTCACCCTTCATAAACGTATAAGCCTCTACCAGAGATCCATACAAAAGGGCTTCGATAGCATTGTCTCCAAGCCATGTTGTTCCAGAAACTGTGATACTGGCGGGCTTGTAGTAATAGTGGATTTCAGTAACAAACGCTGCATTTGGCACCGGGGCAATCAGGAAGTTATCCTTGTCAAACAAGGCGTAGTATTTTGGAATACCGGTGGCCTCGGTCGGGTTATACTCCTGTAGATACTCCACGTCCTTGTTCAACAGGATAACCTTTGACCCAGACGACGTGATCATCAAGCTGAACGGGGCTAGAAAATCTGTTGGGGCTGTCAGATACTTATTTGAGGCAGTCATTGTACCAGTGGAATTCTTCCTGAAGTCCTCAAGATCGACGGCATAGAAGATGCGTTCTTCAGCACTCTGGATGAAGTTGTCGATGTTCGCCGAGAATGTCGTCTCGTCGTACTCGGTGTAGTCCTTGATGGCTTGCACCAACGTAGCGTATGTCCAGCCCATCAGGTTATATCCACTTCAACAACGCCAACCTGCGTAATCATCTGCAACAGGTTATACTGTATTAACGGGAAAATGTCAGTACCAACTGGTACATCCATCGGCTCAATACGGGACGGTCTTGGAGCAACCAACGCCTGTGGCTCAGGTGGCGGAAAGATCGGGTCCAACTGAGGATGCTTCGGCTCCCAGCACTCAGTGCAAGTCCTAAGACCATTCCATTCCTTCGCAAGCAGGTGATAGTCATATTGAAATCCGCACCTGTCGCAGATCGCAATGGCGTATTTGCCGTTTGCAAAAAGACCCATGGGTTACCCCAACCGATAGTTGGACCGAGAAGGCGTCAATCTCAGAGATGCCCGATCACGATCTTCCGTGGCAGCACGTTCAAACTCTTCCTCGTAGATCGCCTTCAACATCTGAATACGGTCAGGAGCCTTCTTAATTGCAATGTAGTACGCCAACCCGGCAGCAAGACACGGATAGAAGCGAAACGGGATCTGCATGGTGTCTACACCAGAATTAGCATCGTCCAATCGCACCAGCTTATCAACTACTAGAGTGTATGTTGTGTTAGGCTTCGGCCAAACGTACACAACAGGGATAATCTTGCGATCTACAAAGTACTGTACAGGGCGACCAATGCTCAACTTGTTCGGGATGTTCTGGTAAATCTCGCGGCTAATGCGGTCAATGGTAAGGTCCGACTGAGACGCTGTACCAACTCCCGAACTATCTCTTATAACAGCGGTAATGATGTCGATCACACTTGATGTCAGCGTGTAGGATTCATTGCTGGCATTAAGAGCAATATTTTCTTGGACAATCGTCCACTGGTTCAAACCACGGTTTGCCCACTCAGCAAGAAGCAGATTCAAGCTACGGCGAGCCGTGCGCTGGTCGTATCCTGTGCGGATCTCGATGCCACAACGCTCAAACGCCTCTTCGATGTAGTCGGCTACATCTAACTCAAATGTCTTCGTGCCAGAAACTGTCATATCAACTCATCTTGCAAGGTTTCATACGAATCACTATTCCGCCACCACGGCTTACAACAGAGCCGCCCTTACTCATCTTCTTTGCCTTGCCTTCGCCCATGACACGCATACGCTTCATCACGCGCATCGGTTTCATAGGCTTTACAAGGCCGCCCTTGGCAAATCCGGCAGTAGCACCCATCTGTCCGGTTGTCTTATTCATACCCACAAGAGCAGGATTTGTCTGCTCCGTTGTTCCCTGCGGTTGACCAAAAGCTGTGCCCTGCATCCCGTAATCCATTGGTGAAGCATATGGGGATGCCTGTGGTACCTCTGGCGCGGCAGGTTGTGTGACACCAAGATTTGCCATGCCTATAGGAGGAGCAGCTTCAACCGCACCACCATCGGCGTATTTACGAGTACGGTTCATCATCTCAACGTCCCCCTGCTCTACCAAATCCCTTAACAGCAATACCAGCACCACGATTTGAGGTGCGCTTGGCTTTTACCATGCCGCCTTCAGCTTTTTTCATTGATAAGACACCCGTTTTTTTATTACGAATAATCTGTGAAAAATCTACTTTTCCGCCTTTTTTCATTTCCATTCTCTGATCCCTAGTTGGAAATCTTCCGGGCAAGTCAGACATCGGATTATCAAAACTTCCGGGAATTGCTTTTTTCGTAGGGATAAAATCGTCGAGTTCTGGCTTCTTGTATTGGTTCATGCCCATATCTTCGGCCTTGAACCCTTTTGTCTGCTTTGGCGTAATATCGTAGTCCTCAAGTTCACTACGATCTACTTTTCCAACCTTTGGAAGAGTGTCCATAATGTCCTTACCGCTCTTCATCCGCGCACCGCCACGATTGGATTCGGTCTTGGGTTTAGCGTAATCCGTTGTGTACTCTTTACCCTTAAAGGTAAATGTTTTTCCCGGACCCAGCAGTTCTCTTTGCGACTTAAACTCTTGTTCAAAAGGTGTTAACGCCATCTTACTTACTCCTCTTCTTCGACATACCAGCCTGAGACAAGGCAATGGCGATTGCTTGTTTAGGGTTCTTTACCACAGGACCCTTCTTACTTCTTGTATTCAAGGTGCCAGCTTTAAACTCGCGCATCACCTTGCTGATTTTCTTCTGAGCCTTCATGGTCAATCACCTGTAGCCGGATGTCTTGGCAGCAATCTTGGGGGGCTGTTTTACAAACTGCTTTCCCTTCGCCTTGCCAGCACGTTTAGCCTTCGTCGTCGCAGCATACTCAGAAGGAGTAAGAGCCTTAATGGCAGCCTCCGGCAAATACCTCTCACCTGTCTTACTAGACGGCTTACCAGATTTGGTACGCCACTTCTGATCAGACCAGTTCTTCAAGGATTGCTGTGGAGCCTTCATTAGTCCCTATATCCTCCGCCCTTTGCCTTGTACTGTTTAGCCAGCATCTGCGCTTTACGAGCAGACCACTGACCAGCAGCCGTACCCTGCACGGCTGCGCCTTTGATTTTGCTAAACAAAGCCTTCCTCATGGTAGGCTTTGTGTAGTTACCTGAGGCATTTACACCAGACTTCTTCACAGGCAACTCAACCTCCTTTAGCTTTTACCACGGCCCTTTGGCTTACCAATAGCAATCATGATCGCCATGCCACGGCCTTTTGGAGCCATGCCACCCTTCTTCATGGCAAGACCTTTGCCCTTGGCAGCCATTCCGCCGCCACGCATCTTCATGCCTTCAGACTTCTCCATCTTCATGCCTTCCATGCCTTCGTGCTTCATCATGGCCTTCTTGGAAGAGTACATTTCCTTGCCGCCGTACTCGCTAATCTTGCCAGCCTTTTTCTTGGTAGCCATGCCGCCCTTTTTCATGCCAAGACGAAATTCAGGGCGGGTGGGATCAAACTTGCGAAGCCCTGAGCCCTGTGCCGCCATCGGAGGAAATGCTTCCTGCTGTGCTTTGTTTAATCCCCGTTTCGGTTTCATGGTAGTCTCCTATCTGTTTTCAACTAAACGATCTATTTTCTCTTCAATCCGATCAAATCTCTTGATGAGTTGGTCTAGATCGTTATGAAGATCTACTCGGGTAACATAGTTTCTGGCTATGTCTTCTCGCGTATTTGAGGTATGGCGGAACAATTCGTTAACCCTGCCATTAAGATACACCAAAATCCACGCCGTAGGAATGAGGATTATCGTTAAAAGTATGTTCCAGATAAACTCTAATCCAACCATCATGTCAGCATTTCCATCTTTTACGTGCCTGACGAAGACGGCTGTTTGGATCTTTTGCAGCTTCCGGGAACATCTTCGCTTGTCCCGCTGATCTTGCACAGTAAGACTTACGGCGTTTAGCCCGCTCTCCTGTGGGCTTGTCTTCTGTCACGGCAGTCTTCAACTTCGATCCGGGGTTGGCACGGCGGAATGCTTTGACACCTTTTTCTGTCATGCCAGCACCGGTCTTCGTTTTACGGAAGTTGCCGGATTTGACAGATGTCTTAATCCCCATGCCCTTGGCCATCAGAAGTTCTTTACCATTTCAAGAACAATAGTATATCTGTCGCCGGAGGAGGCACCTACCGTAGTAAAAAGAAGGTCGCCTGTTTTTCCCGCACCAGCGTTATTTGACAGACCACCAAACCTGTTAAAATCAAACGAAACGAATTGGTCCGCGCCGATGGTGTAACAAATAACGTCCGTTGACGCATCCCAAAGGAGGTCAACGCCCATACCTACTGTTATGGCGTCGAGGTTAACAATGTTGACTCCGGTGCAAGTTTGCCCTTGAAAACCAGTCAAGGCGGAAACATCTACCTTGAGTACACCAGTTTCACCCGTTCCATCGGAAATGTTGGTAAATTTCATGACGGCTGTTCTTGTGCCATCAAAAATTATCTGTGAAGTTACTGCATCTGCCATGTGATCTATCCTTCAAATAAGTGGAAGGGGTGCCAGATATTGACACCCCCTAAATCACATTAGGGAACGTAAGTACCCTGCTGTATGTAGTTTACTACCAGATAGCCCGTACCTGTGCCGGTGTTTGTTGATGTAATCATGATCTTTACATCAGTCGTCCCAACAGTAATCCAGTTACCAATTCGAGTTGCATCTGCACCCGCCGTGGCAGCAATAATACCAAGTGTACCGCCCGCAACTGCCGCAGCCGCCGTGAGTGCTGTTGCCGATGCTGTTGTGCCAACACCAAGGGTAGAGGCTACACCGCTCCAAATAGCAGTTACATAAAGTTGAATGCTTGTGATTGTGCTGTTCGCTGGGATTACGATGGATGTGGTATAAACGCCCGCAGACACACCATTGGTAAGCTGAGTGATTGTTTCGTGCTGAGAAAGAACAACTTCGCCGACGTTATTAATGTCTGTGCCAAGTGTCGTACCCGTTGTAGATTTGATGGTGCCAGCGCGAATTGGGCCAGAAAAGGTCGTCGTACCCATGAGGATCTCCTGTCGTTGGGTTGTCTGCCACAGTGGCAGTCAGGGATTACAAAACTCTACAATAAAAAAAGGGCTGACACAAGGCCAGCCCTTTCATATTTCTGTCAGTGACAGATTTTATGCACCCTGCGAGCCGTACATGGCGCGAGGATCAGACCAACCGAAGCTATAACGCTCACGGGCCTTGTAACGAGCGTTGCCCGTTTCAAAGTCACCTTCCATAGCCGTCTTGATTGGGCTACGGACAAAGTGCTTCATGCCGTTTGGTGCGTCTGTCTTAATGAAAAACGCATCAGGATCGGTCAGGAAGTGGTTAACACAGAAGCCCTGTGGCATGTAACCACCGGTCTTGATCGCATTGATGTCATTATCAGCAGTACCAACACGCTGTTCCGACTTCAAGATACGCTCTGCGGTGAACTGAAGAGCAGATGGGATGATCAGCTTCATGCCACGGAGGGCAATCTTCAGACCACGCTCGTCGATGAACGCTGCAATGTCGATCAGAGCCTGTTCGAGAGAAGTCTCGTTAAGATCTGCCTGAGTTGCAAGCGTGTTCGACAAGTTACCGCCGCCAGTTGTAGGATGTGCGCTGTTGATCAACGAAACACCGTCGCCGCCCTTATAGGACGAGGAAAATGCGTTGTTGAGGACAGAAGCAGCCTTCACCTGTTTGGTGTTGGACATCGACCGTGCAAGAGCGCGGGTATAACGAGCCGACAGCTTGTCATACAGGTTATCTTCCACTGCCTCTTCCGTGATGGCGAATGCAAGAGCAATCGTCTCATGGGTGTAGCGAGCAGTAAAGGCTTCACCAGCGGTGTCATACGAAATGGCTGCGCCTTCGCCCTTTACAGGGGCTTGGCCGAAGCCGGAGAGCATGACCTCCTCCTCGAATGCACGGTCAGAATTTTCCGTGTCGAAGATTTCGGAATGCTCATTGTCGTAACGGTCGTACTCCAAACCGAAAAGGGCGTTAAGACCCGGCTCCAGTTCTTTGAGGAGTTGTGAACGAGTAATAGCCATGGTTCATTACTCCTTAAATACCCGCGCCAGTGCCATTGGCATTGTAACGGTAGAAGTGGTTGTTAAGCAAAACAATCGCCAGACGCCCAGCAACCGTTGCATCGGAGTTCGCAGGAGTATCCTCGAAGCCCAAAATGCGGAGGTTGAGAGTGTTGGTAGTTGTCGCCGTTGAAACTGCCAACTCACCTGCGGACAAACCAGAGGTCGTTGAACCCGTGGTAGCCGTTGCAAAGTTAGCATTTGCGTGGATGATAGAGTCGGCGGCAGCCGCATCGCAGTTGATCAAGAACGTCTGATCAGGATGTGCAGAAATGATAGCCGTAGCCGCAGAACCACTAAGGACCGCAGCCGTACCGGGCCAGAAAGGTGACCACTTAGGTTTACCTGTCAGGTCGATATAGTTACAGCCAAGAAACGCACCTAGAATTGGAACAGTACCACCGGCAGCCGCGCCAACAACGTCAATCATACCGTTTGTCAATGGAATCACAGGAGTACCCTGATAGATTACCGAAGACGTTCCAGCAGTTGCCGATGTCTGAATGTTGAATACAACATCACCGTTGGTATTTGCACCGCTTCCAAGCATACGATACGGGCGAAGCCCGAATGCGGCATCAATATTTGCCATTGCTTAGATCCTTATGTTATTCGGCTGCACGATTGCCGCCGAAAGTGACTCTAGATTGCCGTTCAGGTTTAATAATCGGCATGGACGGATGTTGATCTCTCATCAGGTCGTTATCAACCGCGTCAAGCTGTTGCTGCGCTTGGCGGTTATAATAAGCAGTACGCTGATTTACCAGATCTACGGGAATACGCGCTAAGACAAGACCCCCAACTGCAATGACACCAGCATGCTTGCCGTTATCAATCGTGGGAAGATCCCAATCTGGGTATTCTTCGGCGCGAACGAGTTCAAACCCTTCGCGAAGTCGTGCGGACATGTTCTTCCGATCATCAACACCTGCGGCCTCCATTCGGAGCCAACGGTGCCTAAAACCCTCCGGTGCGGGGGGCGCGTCCAAAGAGGACGGTGGTTTCCAAGTCGTAGGTTTTACGGTCTTGGAGCGGACGGTATCTTCGCGTTTTGAGCGATCCATAATCAGTCTCTCTCTGCTTGCTTCAGATTTACCTGCCGGGCGTACTGTTCATAACTCAGCCCCAGTGCTTTGGCAATCTTTTTTTGTGAAGTGGAAAGGTCGTCACCCTTGACAGCCTTGTTTGTTCTTTGTGCGCTGGTAGGCCGCGCACCTCCGACAGCGGATGCCAGCTTGGTTCCCTTGGCAAATTTATGCGGGAAATCATTCCGAATACGCTTGTCCAACTCACGATAATACGCATCGCTCGAAGGATTGAACCCCTCTGCAACAAGATCATTGTGAGTGTCGTAGGCCGTGTAAGTCATGGCCTTATCCGCTCCAAACCATTCATTACGCTCCGCCCACTGCTGGGCCTTCTCGTCAGGAACTGGTTCTCTTTGAGGAGCAGCAACTTGCTGCGCAGACTGTTTGTCATACAACGTCCGCTGTTCCTGTTGATACTTGTAGTTGCGGATCTTGTCGCGTTCCAGTTCAAGCCTTGCAAGATACTGGTTAGCTTCAAGCTGTTTATCCGTGTCACCAGTGTCAACAGCAGATCGATACTGGTCCTTGTAAAGCTGCTCTTGGACCTTGATCCGCGTGTCAGCTTCTGTCGTGTACGACTGATCCAAAAGTGATGTGCGCCTCTGCATAACATCAAGCTGGTTCTTGACAGATTTGGCATAGTCCAGTGCCGCCTGTTCACGACGCTCGGTTTCGCGGACTTTATAAGTCAGCTTACCAATGCGCTTCCTGACAGATTCACTCTGGGAGGCTAGGTCGTCATCGTCGTCGTCTTTTGATTTCGGTTTAACCTCTACCTCAACATCCTCGTCATCTGACAACTCTTCATCTACAACGGTTACTTCAACATCTTCATCATCTTCAAACATGGTAACTCCTTAATGCGCTGTTAGACATTCATGATGTCTTCTGGATCAGCGATGGTTGCGATGACCTCATCATCGTTTAGGATACGAACTTCACCGCCATCAATCTTGAAGCGTGAACCCGCATAGCGACCGAATAGAATCCAGTCGTTCTTCTTGCACCACGGACCTGCGGTGAATTTGTTTTCGTCCCCGTAAGCGTCTGGCCCAACTGCCAGAACAAGCCCGACGACGGTGGCAATGGTCTGTCTCTCGACATACTCATCTGCCAAATGAATACCGCCTCGTGTCTTACCTATGCCACGATAGGGAAGAACAAGGATGCGCCATCCTGTAGGTTTTGGTAATCGGTCGAATACACTGGAGGGGATCTTGGCAGGGTCTAAATACCTGTCCTCCAAGGCCACATAGGCTTCTTCCAGTGCGGATTTTGGGGCCTCTACATTCTGAGGCTGGGCCTTCATAGCTTCTGCAACGTGAGTTGGCAGTATTAAACTACTCATCCTTGTCTTCCTGTTTAAGCAGAGAGCGTATTACGTATTCGGCTTCCACCCAGACTTCGTACTTTGCACGAAGCTGCTTGTATGCCACGAAATCAGGAACCGCGCCCTCTGTGATCGCTTCCCTGATAACTTCTTTTCTGTTAGCAAATGTCCTTAGAACTCTGTCAGCAAAGAACAGACTATCCACATGATCTCCTTATCCAATCGGCGTTGAGTTATGGATCATTGCATCCTTCTTCTGGCTACCTGCGGAGGAGCCAAAGAAGAACGCCATGATTCCGGTCCAAGCCGCGCTTAACGTACCAAACATCATCAAAAGCACGTCGCCGCCTTTTTCTGGCAGACCGTATACCAGAATGTACAGCAATATCCCAAAAAAACCGAACGTCACCCCAATGGCAAGCACCCGGGGGAGCCAGTCCTTTGTTTCCTTCTGCATGTCACGGGCTGATTTCCTGTCATCAACAGCAATCCGCTCCAGATCAATGTCAAGACTTCTCATTTGAACCTTGAAGTCCGCATCCACCTTCTTGACAGAAGCAAGCTGTTCAGGGGTTGCCGTAGACAGGGCCGTTGCAATGTCACTGTCATTACCATCGGGGTGGCCAAGAAGAACCTCTGACAGGGCTTTGACAGCAACACCAGCAAGGGGTCCACCCAAGGCTGTTGCCAGAGTTGGCGCGACAGACCCGATCAAAGGGCCGAATGTTTTAAGAAGATCCATTTTTATCTCCAGTGGATTTAGAACCTAACATGATCCCTGACAGAGTTCCTGTCAGGAAGGTGGCGATTGGAGCAATTAGCTTGAAAAACTCTTGGTCATTGGGGGCCTGTCCGTCTATCGGCTGCACAACAAATATTAGACTATATAAGACAGCAAAGACAGTTCCTGTCAGAGTAAGACATAGGGATATCCCAATGATAAACTGAAGCAAGGCATGTAGTTCGTCCTCTTTAATCCTCATCTTGCGACGGCTCCGCACGGGTTTCTTTTTAGGGTGTCGGCTGAACAGGTTCCAGAAGCGGTGCAGATAGGAGGGTTGCACTCCGCCGCGTCCCAGTTCTTGGGGTCTTGACACGGATACCTGTACCGATCCTCACATCCTGTCAGAACCAAGAATATTGTTCCAGCCACCAACAAGTGTTTCATTTGTGCGTGAACACGACCATTCCGATGCCAACGCATACGGAGAACAAAACAACAGCACCAACAAGCCATGCGCCTATGATTAAGTCCTTCATGTTCTCTTCAGCCTCATGCTGGGCCGCCGCTGCCTGACGCTGGGCTTCCTTACGCATTTCGGTTACTTCCTTCTGAATTGAAATCCACGCCTGTTGACCGTATGCGCCTACAAAAAGGTTTCTGGTGTCTAACTGAAGTTTTTGGGCCTTCTGTTTCAGTGTGTACAGCTTAATCGCCTCGGCCTCAAATTCAGCTTGGCTTTGGAAAAGCCGTTTATTCCTTTTGCCGCTGGTGAGCTGGGTTATCTGGGCAATTCGGGCAAAGAGGCTTCCGACTTTTTCGGCAACGTCCAGCATCTCATGACCAGAGTCCACGGCACCTTTAATGCCGTTGTACAACGCCGTGGCTCCAGCAATGAGAGTAAAAGGGTCCACATTAACTCACTGTGTACTTTTGAGGGCGGAGCATTGCACCAAAGCCACGGGCAGTCTGTTCACCCTTCGGTGCTGGTGAAACTCCGACGGCCGAACCGTTCTTCAAAGGGATTGTCCCCTGATTAACGATTGACTGCGATGTCTCAATGGATGGTGTCTTAGTGGCAGCGCGTGGAATTGGGTAGTTCATGGTAGTCTCCTGTTAACCTGATCATTACGATGAAGTAGCATAGCCAGCCCCGGGAATACCCGGAAGAGGACGTGGTGGTGATGCAGCGTACAACGCTCCGGGGATGCCCGGAAGAGGCTGCACTGGTGGTGCCGTGGATAGCGCAGTTGGTGCATATGCTGGTCCAAGATTCGCAAAATCAATCGGCGGTCTTGGCGCAAAAGGTTTTGAGAAATCAAAACCTTTAGTGGCTACCGTTGGCGTTCCAGTATACTTCTGTGCCGGTGCAAATTTAGGAACAGTTGGCATAGTTGGCGTAGTTGGCGTAGTTGGCGTAGTTGGCGTAGTTGGCACCACAGGTGTTGTTGGCGTGGTAGGAGGTTTTGGCGTTAACGCTGTTGGCGTTGAAGGTACATCAGTTCCGCCGGAACCGGATTCTTTAGGGACAACTGGCTCTGATTTTGTAGGAACAAATGGGTCTGTTACTATGGGTTGCATTGCAGTGCTTGTTCCGCCTGTTGGAATACCCAACAAGGACGCAATGCCTTGCCCGGCAGTCGAAATACTTCCGCCTAAAGTAGATAAGGCTTCTCCCGCAATATCCCCTAAATCCTTAACGTAATAATCAACCTCCGGCCCATTCCCATAGTCTACAATCCGGCTTTGGACTTTGGAAAGATCCCCGTTAGCATATAGATCGGCATATTCTTGTTTTGTTAGACCCGCTAAAAGATCTTGATCCTCAAGGTTTTGTATTTGAGGGGTGCTGTCAAACAACGATAATAGGCTATCAACAAAAGATTTTTCCACCGCAGGGGGAGGGTTGTAAATGTAGTCGTAGTTAGGTGCCGTCGGTAGTACGGGAGAAGCAGGGGAAGTGTCGGGAGTGTCGGGAGGGTTGTAAATGTAGTCGTAGTTAGGTGCCGTCGGTAGTACGGGAGAAGCAGGGGAAGTGTCGGGAGTGTTGGGAGTGTCGGGAGTGTAAGTGTCGGGGCGAGTGCCGTAAAAATAATCAAAATTAGAGTCATCATCGGCGTATAGAATTGATGATGGTGGAAGACGTTCCGCTTCTCCTGAATCAACAGTAGAATCGGTAATTGTACCAGTATTACCTTCGGCATATTGAACCGGTTTGACGGGAGTGCCGTAAAAATAATTAGAATCAGAGCCAGCATCTGCACTTTGAGTTGATGGTGCCGTCGAAACTCCGGACATATAGTTTCCGCTGCCACCTGCAACTTGTGCGGGAGTGGTGCCGTAAAAATAATTGGAATCAGAGCCCGCATCTGCACTTTGAGTTGATGGTGCCGTCGAAACGCCGGACATATAGTTTCCGCTGCCACCTGCAACTTGTGCGGGAGTGGTACTAGTAAGACTAGCAATATCAAACGAGGTGGTCCCACCCATCTTTAGGTCGGCCCACTTCAAAACATCCGCAGCAGTTTTCCCACCACCTAAAATAGTTGGGTTTGCTGTGGCAGCATCTCCTCCCGCTACAACAGAGGCAGGGGTATCTGCGGCAGCGTTTAACATGTTTATAGCACCGCCAAGCCCAAGAAAATGAGACAGGTACAAGGTGCCTTCGTTTACAGGAAATCCCGCATTTGTAAGACCTTCAGAATTTTCTTTTGCTAGATTTCTTGTCATTTCAAAAGAAATATTAGGGTCAAACCTAAGATCAAGAATTTGATCTTTAGTAAGACCCGTTATTAAATCGGGTCGATATTTATTAATTATGTCTAACCACGTACCCTTTGTAAACTGGCCAAGGCCCGTCGCTGAAGAATTAGGGTTCTGGGCATTAGGGTCCCCCTTAGACTCAACAGTAATAATCTTACCTGTTACTTTGTCTAGGACCGCTTCAATACCTTTTTGAACAGCTACCCCACCACGGCCGGTTGGACCCGTTGAAGGGGCTTGTTCTTGCATATACTTAAGGGCTGCTGCGCTTTCCGCAGCAGCTTTTCTATATGCGTCTTCTGTCGCCTGAATAGTAGCATCTCGGGCAGCGGTCTCACGAGCAGCGGTCTCTCGAGCAGCAGCCTCGGCGCGAGCCTGTTGTTGCTCCTGTTCACGTTTAACCGCAGCGGCAGATTCTGCTGCTTCGCTAACGCGACGTTCTTCCGCCGCCTTGGTGACGGCAGCTTCTCTGGCAAGTTGATCATCCGCTTCTTTTCTAGCCGCAGCCTCCCTGACACTCTTATCAATCGCCTCCTGAGTTGCTTTAGCTTTAGCATCGTCTGCCGCTTTTTGAACAGCAGCTTCAGCTTCTTTTCTAGCAGTCTCTGCTGCTGCTGCTTCTCTAACACGACGTTCTTCCGCCGCCTTAGCAACGGCAGCTTCTCTAGCAAGTTGGTCATCCGCTTCTTTTTTGGCAGCATCCTCCTTGGCCTTCTTATCAAACGCCTCCTGAGTTGCTTTAGCTTTAGCATCGTCTGCTTTTTTTTGCTTTTCTGCTTCTTCTTTCTTAAGACGTTTTTCTGCCGCCTTGGCAACGGCAGCTCGTCTAGCAAGTTCTGCGTCGGGATTGTTGGCGTTAGGGGAAAAGCCGGGGATGTTACCACCACCACCACCGCTGGAATTACCACCGGAATTACCACCGGGATTGACTGAGTTAACAGAGTTGCCGCCGTATCCACCACCTCCGCCTACAGAACCTCCGCCGCCAGTTCCAAAACCGGGACTGCCTCCGCCTCGGGCATCCCACCCGGCAGCCGAGCCTCCGCTAACATTGCCGCCTCCGTAATTACCAGTCGCTCCTGAACCAAATCCCCCAAATCCGGGTTCAAAACTCATTAGCCCCGTGTTCGGATTAATTTTGCCACTGCCGCCCATACGCTTTAACAGGGCAGCTTCTTTTGGGTTAATGTGGGCTAATATGGTGTCGCCATTACGCCCCATACTCTGCAACTTCTGAGCGGTAGACTGTACACTGCCGCCGTTAGCATAGTTACGACCTACGTACTTATTTATCGGCATCAGCGTAACCCCTTACTGTCTAGCGCGTTCAAGTGAGACATTTGCACGAAGTTGTGCCACATCTTCCATGGATTGCAATCTTTCGCGGTCCAAAGCGTCCTTCTTAGCCAACTTCTGCTGATCAAATGCCAGACGAGCCTGACTTTCCTGACCCTTCTGCTGCAATTCCTGACCCTTAAGCTGCAAATTCTGCTGCTGGATTTCAATCAAAGGATCTACGCCCTGTGGTGGTGGCGGAACAATCTGTTGCAGCAACTGACCCATCAACTGCGATTCTTCCTTCGCAACCTCCGCAGCCATCTGAACAGGGTCAAGATTAGGCATATTCATGCCCATTTCCTGCTGCATCTTCAACACAACTATTTGTTGTGACGCCAAAGAAGCGTGTTCCAAGATGTGTGACAGCAACACACCGTACACAGCAGGGGATGTTTGCATGATCGGCATCTGAATGAAGGCAATATGGGTCTTCATATGCTCAATATGGTCCTGATCAGGGAACGCCTTCAAAGGATTGCCGCCAGATGGGATCACCAACGACCGAGCATTCTCCAAAAGAGCGTCTTCAGGCTGCGATGGAGGGGGAGGAGGTAGTACAAGATCAATGTCTTGTACTCCGAGGGCCGAGTACATCCGTCGGTACGCCTCGTAAAGGTTGTGCATCTGCGGTGCAGCCTGAGCCAACTGCAACTGCTGCTGTGCAAGCGATATCCGCTGCGTCATTGAGAAGATATTCGGGTCGCTGACAGGAACTACGTCCACCCGACCGTCGAAATCAGCCGCCATAATCGTTTGTTCACCGCCAATTACCTCATATGGGTACTCAGGTGGCAGTGAATCAGCAAAAACCTGCGCCAGCAGCTTCAATTCCTGCATCTGGGCGTTGTGCAACCGCTTGTGAACAGCAGAAATGACCCTTGAACCACGCTCCAGCAACGCAATCGTCGTCCCGACAGGCATTTCTTGGTTGGAATCACCCATTCCAAGGTCCGTGGTCCCCACAAACTTCTGCGCGGCGTCAATACAGAAGCCCAAAAGCTGCATAAGTACCGCAGATGGCTCCTTATACGGCAGCGGCATCAACCCTTCACGCAATGCGCCACCCGGAGCATCGACATCCCGCCACTCTCCGGGCTGAATAGGACTTTGGTCCTCCATTCGGAGGCCCCTTGTCTTAAACCCACCCGGCAAATTGGACAATGTACCCGCGTCAATCAACTGGCGGAGGATGGAGGTCGAAGATCGTGACAGATTCCCCAAAAGGTGAACCAGCCCAAAGCCATAAAACCCTAACCCCGGCAAGAACTTGTAATGAACAAAGTACTGACGCTTCTTTTTCTTCGGATCGTCTTCACGGTAGTTGCGACGGATGGACAAAACTTCCATCGAATCAGGGTCAAACGTAACAATGTACGGCAGTTTGATGCCAGTCTCTTCACCGTCCTCGTCCGTGTCTTCAAAACCCTCTATGTCAAGGTTGCAGTGGCACTCGTACAAAGCGTACTCTTCGCTGTCGCCCGTAGGTTCCCTGCCAGAAATATCGTCCAGCCGCTCTTGGATCTGGTCGCGCTCGTTCTCTGCCGGTTCTCCGAGGTCTACGTCCCGATAAAATCCGCTCACCTGCTGCTTGCGGAGTTCATTCTTGCTCATACGTAATACGTGTGTAACGCGCTCCGCCGTCATCAGATCTCTTGCAAGATACGGAACGATCAAATCCTTCGGCAAAACGTACGGACTTGTCGCCCTTTCCAGAGATGTGTCGTAATACACCTTCTTGAAGGTACTTCCGCCGTATCCAACATAGAACAGCATCTGATCAAAGTCAGGGTCATACTCTTCCATGACCTGAGTGATCTGGTAGTTCATGTACGCCTTTACGCGCTCCGCCTGTGCTTCACGCTCCGGTGTTACCTTTCCGATGATCGCCGCCCTCGCAGGGCCGCCCGGTGGCAGCAGTTCCTTGTACGACTGTGCTTGGAACTGTGTCACAGCCTCATTCAAAATAGGATGGGTCACGCCGGAAGCACCTTCAAAAGGTTCCGAACGCTCCTCAAAGGTCAGACCAAGGAGGACCATCCCCTCTTCATAGACCTTCTTCCACTCTTCGCGGCTGCTGTCGTCATTTTCAATCAAGTCTACCAGATCCAAGGCAATCGTCTTCATGACCTTCTCGTCAAGGACCTCTGCCAGATTTGCTTGGAACTCGATCTCTTCGACCTCGGCCTCTTCTTCTTCAAAACCGACTTCATCGTCAATCTCGGGAAGGCCATCAATGTCCTCGTCGTCCATCATATCGTCAACTGGACCACCAAGAGGTGTACCGATATTGTTATATGGCTGCATAGACATCAGTAATAAACCCTTTTCCCAACCCGCTCTTCCCTCACCGTCTCGTAATCATCGGGATGTGAAAGAAAGCCGCCTTGCCTGAAACGCATTAACGCCTGTGTCGCCGCATCGCAATGGTCATCATGCTCGCCAAATGGAAAAGTAGCCATCTCTTCGATGACTTCTTCCGCCCAGCTTGTTTCAGGATACCACACTAATCCTGCCTCGAACAGAGGCGCGACAGAATTCATTCGGCTAAATTTATCGTTGCCGCGACTTGGCGTGAAATTTACAACAGGAATACCAGACGCTCGCAATTCCTGTGTCAACGGCATACCCGCAGCCTTCGCTTCCACAAGGATTACCTCCGGCTCCCAGTACTTGTACTCCTCAAACGCAATCCTCTTCAGATCAGGAAACTCCCACCGACCCTTCTTCGCATCCATCAGGATCACGTTTGGTGGACCGTCCTCCTTCGGGTAAAAAACACCCCACGTATGAATCGCTGTAAAGTCAGCCGTCTGCGTCTTCAAATACGCCGTGTCATACGACTGCATGACATAATGCAAACGAGGGATCTTCTCATGCTCCCACGGTTGCCACCACTCACGCTTGATAATGGACGAACCGTCGGAGGACGGTTGTTGGAGGTACTGTGCATTCCA